CCGAGAGAACTTAGTAAAGTTTTCTCCGCATCCGTCATGAATTTTCTTGTAGTACTTTCTTCAATCATTGATGCTGGATGAGAAGCCGGATGAGAGTAATTATTAGCTCCGGAGGCTATTCCGCTAAGTTTTGTACGTTCTGCATCCGTCATAAAACGATGAGTCGAATCTTCTTCAACGTCCGTCGCTGTATGTTTATGAGAACTTGCAGCATAACTACCCTTGGGTTGGTATGCTGAATCGTGGTTGTGATTTCCTGCCGCCTTACTATTCCAAGTAGATCTTTCCGAATCTGTGACAAATCTATGTGTAGAATCGTCCGTAATGTCAGTTGCTGCATGTTTATGAGAAGACGGTGCATAGCTACCTTTAGGTTGATATACTGAATCGTGATTATGGTTTCCCGCAGCTTTACTGTTCCAAGTGCTTTTTTCTGCATCAGTAACAAAGCGGTGAGTACTATCCGGAGTAATATCCGTTGCTTCGTGTTTATGCGAACTCGCTGCATAACTTCCTGCTGGCTGATAGACCCCTGTATGAGTATGATTCGACGGGGACGCACCAACCTCGGAAGCTGTATAAGATGGTTTACTTGCAGCTTTCGCCCATGCAGGCACATCGCTTGCTGGCATAGAAGTTGGAAAATCACTTATTTCAGACTTCTTATGAGTATGCGCTTTAGGTGTACGTGCGTCACTTAGTCGACTATCATTTCCTTGGCAAACAGTTCCGGAAGTTGTGCCAAAGTTCTTATTGAAAGCTGTATTTTTTGAGAATACAGGTTCGTATATTCCTGCATGGTTATGTGTATCCAAAGCTGCTTTCAAAACCTTCCCTTGTTCGGCAGAAAGGACCTTGCCAGTACCACCACTTGTTAGGTTGTTGACAATATCGGAAACGTTGATTTTCTTCCCTAACTCTGTTGCCATGGTAGCGGCGAAGTTCGGATCATTATTAAGGGCATTAGCCAATTCAATAAGCGTGTCGAGGGCTTCCGGTGCTCCAGCTACAAGTGCATCCACTGCATCTTTTACTTTAGCATCAACTCCAGAAACTGCGTTATTGGCGGCCTGTGCTGCCGCATTTGCGCTATCTGTGGCAGCTTTAGCAAGAGCTGTTTGCGCTACTGATGCGTTTTTGGCTGTATTAGCATCATCAGTAGCTTTTTTCGCTAAAGCTGTTTGGGCTTCCGATGCAACTTTGGCAGCGTTAGCCTCTTCTGTTGCTTGGTGGGTTTCTTCTTTGGCAGCATTAATACTTATAATTGCTGCGTTAGCGTCATTAGTAGCTTTCTTTGCAAGAGCAGTCTGTTCAACTGATGCGTTTTTGGCAGCATTTGCATCATTCGTAGCTTTTTTTACAAGTTCTAGTTGTGCGGTAGCATCTCCTGTAGCAGATGTCATTTCTTGTATAATACCGCTATACTCTGACTTACGTTGGGATTCGGCTTCTACACGTTCTGTTTCAGCAGAGACACGCCTAGTCTCATTTGAGGAACGAGTATCTTCTGCAGCTTTGCGGGTATCTTCATTTTGCTTTCTTTTATTTTCTTCGGATACCCGGGCTGTCTCCGCTGATTTACGTTCTGTTTCAGCGGACTTTCTTTTGTTTTCTTCTGATACTCGGGCTGTCTCCGCTGATTTACGGTCTGTTTCAGCAGATACGCGTTCAGATTCGACAGTAACGCGATTATCTTCGGCTGTCACACGTGCAGTTTCATTCGTTTCTCTCGTGGATTCGGCTTCTTTTCGTTCATCTTCGGCTGTTACGCGATCTGTTTCAGCTGTAGAACGTGTTGTTTCAGCCGCTTTTCGTTTGTCTTCTTCCTTCACACGTTCCGATTCTGCAGAAGAACGTCCTGTTTCAGCGGTCTTACGTGCATCTTCATTACTTTTACGTGTTTGTTCATCTGACACTCGTTTATTTTCTGTTTCAACGCGGCTAAGTTCTGCAGATACACGTTGCCCTTCAGCGGTCGCACGAGCTGCTTCCTCTGCTTTACGGGTATTCTCATTTATGATACGTACTGATTCTGCAGCTGACCGGGCTTGTTCTTCATTTGAACGATTTCTTTCAGCATCGATACGAGTAGCTTCATTGCGTTGTCGAGTATCTTCATTCGCTTCTATTTGGGTTCGGGAATCATCGGCCGTCTTTGCTGCGTCATTGGCCTTCTTTGTTGCTGCAACTACGTCATCATAGGCTTTCTTTATGAATTCAAGACTAACTTTTACACTTGTTTGTACGCCATTCACCATTTTAACGCCAATAGTGTACAATCCTACCATGCTATCAGCAAGCGTTAATTCGCTGATTTTTTTCTTTTTAATTGGCATAATTTTTTAAGTCAATATAAAATATTCCATCTTCTGTTATGATAAATTCTCCTGCTTCGGATGCAAGCAGGAAGTCTGTTTCTCCAATCCGGAAACTAGTAAATACAAGTTTCAAGGTAAATTCCCACCATACCCCATTATTAAGAAGAAAATTGTTTGTCTGGCAACTCTTATAATAGCAAGGATAGCTTTCACTCCACTCATCACAATAAAATATACGTTCCGCATCGGAATACTCATATCCTTCATTATCTGTCTTAGCAGACAGTTTTGTGAGATCATAGAGTAGGGCATCGCGATTACGCCAGAACGTTTCAATCGTCCCGGCCCGCATCAGGCATTTGAGAGATACTTCTTTGGTTTGGAATTTCACAACTTCACCGTCATAGATTGCTCCATCTTGACGTTTGAAATTCTGTAATAGGTTCTTTTTTACCGTCGGAGCCTTTAGTATTTCAGCATTGCTACCTTGCAATACGACTACGCCATAATCGGATAAGTCTTTGTTATCAATCTCGTAACCTTTAGGCATTGGAAGCTCATTTACGGGCTCCTGGTATTCGTAATCGACTTCTCGGGGGAAGTCGTTACTAAAAATAAATTTAGCAACTTCAAGGCTCGGATTAATAACATAGTTGCTTTGGGAAGACAGACGTAACTTATAACTCCTGCCGATTAAGGGAAAGTAAAATTCATGATAACTCAAGTCAGAAAGTATATCAATCAGTCCACCAATACCCAAACTGCCTATATATGCAAACTCAATGCTTACTTCAGCTGTATTAAGAGTTGGTGTAGTCAGATCAAACTCCTTCCCGTCTTCTTCCGGCCAGTCGTTTTTGTCCGGCTCTTTCATAGCTGGAAATGCTACAAGATTATTGTAACTTCCCCTTGTAACACATATACCCAATCTGGTATAAGCATCTGTTCTGTCTATTAGTAATTGCCCTTTCATCGCTTAAGTGTTATCCCTTTAGTGTTAAGTGAATCAATTCCTAATTTCATAGAATACATGAATTGTCTAATGTCAACAAGATTTGCTGTATACCCTTCAATGTTAGAAAGATGGGCTACGATTATATCATGTCCTCTAACCATGTCGCTCATGTTCTTGTCCATGCTGGTAAGGAATGATAGTTTTTCGGCAATCTTCGCTGTATCCGACTGGATCACTTTCACACCACTGTTGATTTCGTAGGTATGTCCCTGAATGACTGTAAAGCGTCCGTTAAGTTCATCAACAGAATCTTGTGAAGCCGTTGCAACACCCTTCTTTGAAGCTTCACGTGATGATTCAGAACCAGAGCTACCTACTATTTTCTCCCAAGCTTCGCGGTCTGATAATGCACCGTTTACAATGTTATCCCATTTCGTTTTTAAATCATTGACATCATCTGTTGTTATACCTCCTTCCTTATCATTTGCCTTGGCAAAATCCTTATACCAGTTTTCTAACTCTGTTTCATAGTTTTTGGCAAACATTGAAGTAAAAATCGCTTTTCTCATGTATTCTTCGAAATTATCAGCAAAGTCCTGAGAAGAAGCATCCATATCCATAAGAGTATTTACAAAACTATCAAATAGGCTATCAAAAGAAGTCTGGGTTAGTTGTTCATTGATAGATTTAATGATTTCATTTTCGGTATCCCCATACTCAATAATATCATCCAAATACCCCCTGAAATCACCATCCATTTTTGACCATAACCCAGAATAATTGGTTTTTATCCATTCCAACTGTTCTGCTGACATATCAAGCATACTCCACATGCTACTGAAGTCAACACCGCCAAGGGATTTAGATATATCGCCAGCCACATCTTTCCAGTTAGTACCGTTGTAATCATAAGAACCTTTCCACATTCGATAATTCATAGAATGACTACCAGAACTTGCACCTGCATCCAAGCGCGAACTAGCTAGTTCCCTTGTTATTTTCCTCTCGGAATTTAATAAGTCCAATGCCTCTTGTCCGGCTTTTGTCGCTTCTATTCCGTAAGATTCTTTTATATATGCCTTTTTCTTATCTAGTAGCTGATCCCAGACATCTATCAAAGTGTCATACTGCTCAACAAGTTCGTTGTAGTCGTCATAATCAGCACTTTTCATGAAACTCATATCTAGTCCAGTTATGGATTCTGTGTCCCTCGCGAAAGCGTCGGTTACAGTACTTGATATGTTTTCGATAATATCCATACCATATTGAAAAGTACCCACTTCACCTGCAGCATCTATAATAGATAAGATAGCCGAAATGATTCCACCTATTTTGGTTCCTGAAGAGCTTAGGGCATCAACAAGGGCTCCAACTGTATTTCCAATATCAGACAAACTAACATTCTCTTTGCCGAGCTGCACGATGGCATTGGAGATAGCAGTAATATTACTGATTGCCTTGTCTTTAGACTTTTCTACATTTGCCTGTGCATTAGCTTGATTTTGTTCTGCTGCGTTCTTTTTCTTCTTCGCTTTCTCTATAGCAACTTCATCGCCTGATTTCAATGCCTTTTCCAACTCCTCCTGTGCCTCTTTTACTTTATATACAGTGCCTTCATATTCAGTAAGAGAGTCCGTCAATCCTCCAAAGAAACCACCTTTATCAACCAATGCTGTATTTATGTTATTCAAAGCTTCTTCTATCACTTTGATCTGTTCCGGGGTGGAGGTTTTGAACTCAGGAGACCTTTTAAATTCTTGCAACTGTTTCTTTACCTGCTGTAATTGTTTCTTGGTAACTTTACTCATATCACCAAAGATCATCCCCCAATTTATATCCTCTTTGAGCTTACTTAGATCAAGGTTTGCTAATGCTTCATCCCATTCTTTTTGAATTACCCCCTTTCCACCGAATGTTGTTTCTTTATCCATAGCAGCACGGTACTTCTTGTCTATGGCTTCTTTCTTTTGGGAGAACGTACCATATTTCAATAAATATTCATTCATGGCGTCCTCTCGTTTCTGCCATTCATCGATACCTTGTTTAGTTTTGGTGTTCTCAATCACTTCATCATACTTAGAAGTATTAACCTTAACGGTAGAATCGTTGAAGGTTTGTTTTTTATATCCCTTGATTCGTTTTGCTTTCAATTCCTCTTCAGCATCGAACTTTTCTTTCTCCGCTTGGATATAGGCACGGATATAATCTTCCTTTTGGCGTTGGAGGGCTTGGATTTCTTTCTTGTTGTTGAGTTCTCTTTGAGAATATTCTTTGAGGAAGCCGTCAGACATGGCGTCAATCTTGGATTGGGAAAGTTGAGTTTCCATGTCCTCTTGTTGGCGTTGACGCTCTAACCCTTGCTTATCGAGAAGAAGTTTGTATTTCTCTGTTTCTTTACGGAGTTTTTCAGCTTGGTTTTCTTCTTTTGTAAGTTTACTTCCGGTCAGACCACCAAGTTTTTTATACGTCTTTTCAGCCGTTTCTTCCCGTTTTTTTGCTTCTTCATATTGTTTTGAAGTGAACTTGGACTTATCTTTTTCTATCTCAGATAAAGCTTTTTTGGCTTCATCCCATTCTTTCTTGGCTTTTTCATAATCTACTTTGTAGGTAGTCTTACTCCGTGAGTCGTATTCGGATTGAAGGATAGCTATCCTATTAGCTAATTCACTCTCCGTAGTTGAGCCTTTCATTGAGCCAATTCCTACATTTAAAGAATACCGTTTATTGTTTTTTCGAGCTTGTTGGAGTCGTTTCATCTCCTCAAGTTCTGTTTTAATTTGAATATCTGTGGATTTCTTTAAATCAAGTTGCCATTGTGCTAGCTCATCAGAACGAACATCTTCCTGATACAAGTCTCTTGACGGTTTTGCGAGTTCCAATTTTCTTCTTAAAGAAGATTCTGTTTCTCCTTTGTATTTTTCAGCCAATTCGAACTCTTTCTTAGATAGTCTATTTTTGCGATAATAAGGATTTTCACCTAACTTCTTCCATAGTGATAACATCTTCTCATATTCTTCAATCCTCGCTGTAGAGTCACTAAGATTCTTTTTATTTGTCTCTACCTTATTTTTAGTAACTTCCTCATTATACTCTTTCCATAATCCGATAAGGTCTTTAATATGCCCTTTTTCGTCTATGTATTTTTGAAACAGAGAAGGATACTCTTTTTTTATGGCCTCTATAGCCTTCACTCTGTTCATGGAAGAGGTATATTCGTTTTGAATGGTTGCTATTAAGTTCTCTAACCTGGATTTATGTTCTTCTTCTTTCTGTAAAGAATCTGCTTTTGTCTTGTTGTATTTCTTTTGAGCCCTTTCCGCTGCAGTAGTAGAATCATGTAAAGCCCACATTGCGGTTGCTGCGCCAACAATTAAGGTTGCAGCCAAAACATAAGGATTTGCTTTCATTGCAGCATTCAAGGCTAGTTGAGCTACGGTCTGCGCTTTAGTTGCAATAGTCTGTATTCCTTTGGCGACTGCATCAGCTCGTGCAGCTACTGTCCAGCTATGAGTTAATGCAATGTTCGTGATAAGAGCAGTTTTATACACCCCATAGGTGGCAATCATTCCTACAAGCACTTTACCTATAGTTTCATAGTTTTCTATCAGGGAAGTAGTCAATTGAATACCAGACATAATAATACCTTCCGACTTTTGCCCCATCTCATTGAAAGCATTATCCATAGCATCTTGCATCATTGAAAGCTGACCGTTGATAGTCTTAGAGGCGTTTTCGGACATTCCAAAGAACTTGCCACCGGCAGAAGTAGCATCAATAAACGCCTGCTGTACCATTTCAGCGGAGATAGCCCCCTTGGACATTTCATCTTTCAATGTAGCAATAGACTTTCCTGTCTTTTCGGAAATGGTTTGCAGTGGATTAAATCCGGCATTGATCATTTGGTTAAGGTCTTGTCCCATCAGCTTGCCAGCAGCGGACATTTGGGAGAAAGCTAAGGTAAGAGAATTGAACTTATTGGATTCCCCCATGGAAATATCACTAATGGCTTTCAAGTACTTGATAGTGTCCTCTGCTTGAATATTGAAACCCAGCATCATTTTTTCAGCACCTACCATATCAGTCAAAGTAAGAGGCGATATTTTTGCCAATTCTTTAATTTGGGGGATGATTTGACTAGCAACATCTTTTCCAACCATTGTTTCAATTGCTGTCTGCATAGACTGAAACTCACCACGCACTCGGATTATTTCAGAGCCTAATTTCTTCAGAGCTGCAACGCCTCCAATAACACCTAACAATTTCCCGAAAGACAGAGACATCTTTTCATTTGCGTTTACCACTGTTTCTGTTTCTTTCTGATATAGCTTTTGTTCGTCTTTTAATTTACGCACTGACAAACGGGCTTGCGCTTGTTGAGTTTGAAGTTCGAACAATGCGCTCTTTTCCTCCTGTAATGCACTTTTTGCACCTTTAAAATCAGCAAACAAAGCATTTTTCTTAGTTGTGCCTTCTCCTGCTTTTTTATATGCTTCGCCAAGTGTCCGAACATCATGTTCAATATCCTTTATCAAAACCTTCTGTTTGATGATTTTTTCAGTTAAGGTATTGACAGCCTGTGCCCCCTCATAAACCTGTTCTTTCAAGACATTACCAATATTGACATTGCCTGAAACATCGCTGAAAGTAGAGCCTAACTTGCCATTGCCAACACTCGCAATTCTCTGGTTTAATCGCTCAATATGCTTTTCAAGTCCATCAATTTGCCTTTGAAATGATGAAATACCCTGCACTTCATTAGGGAAGTTCTTCATTATTTGTTGCACACGTTCAAGACTTTTCAACGAAATCTTTTCAAATGCTGCATCAATCCTCCGCCCTTGAATTTCAGCCGAATTTCCAAGTTCTACAAAAGCCTTTTGAGACTCACGAATTTTTCGCATTACTTCTTCATTGTTGTATGTCGCATCGAAATGTAAGTTTCCCATATACTCTATTTTATTAATCAAAAATCAACAACCTTTCAAACTTGTTTCAACACAAAGACTTCAACGAAAGATTCGAGATAAAAGTAGACAAATGTGATGTAAAAAGAACTTTTCAAATAGTTTGATATGCAACAAGACAAAGATTGTTGTGAAATAATTGGGAGTAATTAGATTTCTTGGTAGTTTTGCAAGAAAAAAAGTAAGAACATGAATAAAATAACATTTCTATTACTATGTATTGCTCTGCTATGGGGTTGCTCTACAAATCATAATATTGACTCTGCTATAAAAGATATATACGGTTCAAATGTGCCATCCAAAGAAGAGGATGGGGCTTATATTTATGTCTTAAACTATCTTGAAAAAGAAAATAAACAAGACGCAGATTTAGCAAAACTAAAGGATAAAATAGATAAATACACAAATTCTTTATCCGAGAATGTAGGAAACGATGTTTCTTCTAAATCAGATGCTAATACATCTGCAACATGTAAAGACGATTGTTTAAGTGACTTCTATAAATGGGAAACTCCATCTATTCGTGTTGTGCTTATTTCACGCAAGTGTATAGACAATAACGGTAGAGACATTACAATTATAATAACCAATAAAGGGTGATTCACTCACCCCTTACACTTAAAAGCATCTGTGCTGATACAAATTAACTACTTATCTTTAACTTTGAAAGTTATTAAATCAAATAGTGCAATTCCTAAATCATATATTACTTCAAGATAATATATAAATGCAGCGATTACAAAAGAGTCAGAAACAATATTTATCACTGATTCTTCAATGATATTTTTATTCTTAAGAAAGGCGCATAAAGTTTGAATTACGAACAAGCATACCAAAACAACTATTTGCATAATTAATCCATGCTTCAATTCATTAAAAGTTGCCGTAGAATGAATATCCATCTTTTCTTTTATCCTGTTTATTTCTGAAATAATAAGGGTACTTGTAGGTATGTTAATTGCTAGAATTGTGGTAAGTAATGATATAATATTTGAAGAGAATCCTTTTATAAACTCTCTATCACCATTATTTGCCAAATAACTCAATAATGATGCGATTGCTAAGTATGCTATTATTTTTATAGCTCTATTCATCAAACTATACTCTTTAAAATGTCTTTTATATCATTTGGATTTCCTATTATTTGTAGTTCATCCAATTCTATTTCCTTAGTAGTATGACCTGTTCTTATTTTCCTCCTAAATCCTTTGAGTCCAATAGCAACTTCTGATCCACAATCAGCTGCACCATTATTCAACTCTTGAATATCCTTATCGTTTTCATCGATATATAGAGTTTTATCTTTTTCAGCTTCAAATTCAAGCGTAGTTGTAGAACTCCTTGTTCGTGCACTTGCATTTTTCAGCATTTCAGGAATCAACGACCTTACTCTAGGTAAATTAGGATAATCAAATTTAAACTTAATACTTGTGATTTGATCTGAATTCGCATTTACAATATCCCAAAACTCACTTCTACTATACTCCCTTCTAATAGAGATTTGCAGAAAAGCATCCTGTAATACTTGTCGCACAGAATTTGCAATAATACTAGCAACAACATTAGTGTCTGAAAAAGCTAATAAATCTTGCTGAATAGCCATTCGTTGTACTTCTCTATCATTATGTATAATTACATAAGCACTTGGCTCATTCAATTCTTCACTCACTTGAAAAGACTTTTCTATGATAATTTTTCTTGGATTAGATATCTGAAAAATAAAAAAATCATTTGTCTTAACTATGAAGTGAACGTTATGCTTTTTATTTCTGTATGCAAAGATAACATCTTTCAAAGCTTCAGCAAATTTAATATTCTTTTTCTCCATTGCTTTTTTAGCCTCCAAGTCAGGATCGCAAAATAAGGTACGTTCTTGATATATTGGTTTAAATTGGTATGTGTAAATATTGAAAATCATAGTACTTGATTTATATCATTATTTAATCGCGTTTCTTGAAATGTTTATACAATCACAAATAAACACACAATTATGAAGAAAATCAAGTTTTTACTATTTTTTTCTTTGATTCAAGCAACATTTTCTCAAAATACACTCAAATAGAACATGCGCACGTCAATCTAACGACGTGCGCATGTTGTTTAATTCCTACTGTTAAAAAGCTTATGTAAAATATCCATATCTTTGAAGTTTCCTTCAAGTAAGCATGACATATCCTTTCCTATGGAAATTAATTCAGCCTTATTATCTTTAAAATTATCAAGTGCCCTAATCTTTTCTATAATTAACTGGATGGTCTAAAGATGATAAAGAAGCAGTGATAGAAGGTATTTTTATTGGAGAAGTTAAAGCAATTGAAGACTGCACTAATTAGTTCAAATTCTCATAACATAATAAAAGTAATTAAAGCCGGATTTCTCCGGCTTTTACTTTACCTACCATAGTTCTACAAAGTCACCACGATGGTCGAATTGGAGAAAATTGTGGCTGAAATCAAAGAAAAGTAGGAAAATAGTTGATTAGTTAAATATTGTTTCTACATTTGTGTATTGTTTAATATTTAAAACACACGATTATGGAAAATTTTCTGTCCTCACTAGGGTTTGATGTAATCACAACAATAGTATCTGCATTTATTATATTTTTATGTCGTAATTTTATTATGATTACCCTAAGTTATATTATCAATTTGTTTTCTACCGATGATGTTAATATAAATGGAGTATGATATGGACGACCTATTGGAGATGATTACGAGGACCCTAATTACGAGGAGAAGATAATAATTCATCGACTAGGTAAGAATGTTATTGGAACAGTAGAAACGATAAATGGCATTTTTAAAAATAGAAAGTATTACTTTAAAGGCAAATTTTGCAATTTAACTTTTGTAGTCTGGTATAAATCAAAAGATAATAAAAACATGGAGATGGGAAACTACTCTCTTTGCTTCTTAAATTGTGGTAGTGAAATGGAGGGATATGTTACATATTATCGGGATGATAAGAAGGAGATGAAAGCGGCAAAATATATATTGAAGCGCAAAGGTTAGATTCTAATATTTAGTGAATATTTCATTTAACATAATGCAATTTAACGCAGTAGTGGGAGCTATCCGTATAGGAGACAATACTCATGTAGTGAATAGTAAAGAGGATATTAAGAAACTGGCTGAGAAACTTTAAAATTAGAAGAACATGAAAAATAATAAAAAAATAAAATATAAAAATAGATTTCGATGTCAATACCAGAAGGGCGATACATGCATAAGTGAGAATTTCAATAGCAATAATCCAATTTCTGCTCCAGATATTATATTGACATTATCAAAGTTAGCAGTAAAAGTTAAAGAGGAGATTAATTCAGAAGTCGGTGGAAGAGTTGCATTACAAGTACTCAAAATTCACGAATATTTCATTAAAACAGTAAATTTGCAAAAACACGGAAATAGAAAAAACAAGAGTTACTATTTTGACCCCAAAGCAAAAAATAAAACAGATAGGTCTGAAAGGGTCGATTTAGAGATTTTAGGTGATTATGGCTTAGATAACAAAACTCTTACGCTCTCAACTTACATAAAAAGATATAGACAAATTAAAGGATGGGAATAATATTTTAACAGTCCACCCAACGCCTGCAAAGGCCTGCCAATCAATATATGTCCAATAAAGATGATACTATGACAAATGAAGAAATAGAGGAAAGCTTGAAAGAGGCTGATGAAATGATTAATAACTTCAAAGAACAAGAAAAGCAAGGATTACGGGATATTCTCCGGTATTATGATAGAATACATGATAAACTTTTCTCCTTCAACAATATGCTAATTGCTGGATATTTCGTAATTATAGCTATGCCAAATTCTCAGACAAATCCATGGTGGATTTTACTACCCATTTTTAATATGCTAAATTTGGTCTTTGTTGATTACGAAATGATGGAGAAAAGCCGTTTTGAAAGTGCAATAATGAGCAAATCACAGAAAGAGATACAAAATCATGGGAAAAGGATTAGCAAAACAACATGGCGTTCTTTGTTTACCATTATTTCGACATTGATAGTCACATTTGTTTTTGTAATACAATTAATAAAGCTAACATAACAAAGCCACCACGATAGTCGAATTAGAAAAAATGTGGATGAAATCAAAGAAAAGTAGGGATAAATTTGCTTTTGTGTGGTTTTGTATGTTGATTTGTAGAAGTATTAACACATAAAAGCACGATTATGAGTGTACTCAGCGCAAATACTTTGTTTCATTTCACAAAAAGTAAAGAGAATCTTACGAGCATATTAAAAAGTAATTTCCGACCAAATTATTGTAATGAAAGGGCTTACTTTACAGATGAATACCCCAATTGGAATATTCCTATGGTATGTTTTTGTGATATTCCTTTATCCCAAATAAAAGAACACACATCATGGTATGGGGAATACGCCATAGGGATAACAAAAAAATGGGCTATTCAGAATAATGTTAATCCAATACTATATATTAATGATAATATTGAACTGATTAATACTTTAAAAGAAAACCTCAAATTTTTGCTTGATTTAAGAGATAAAGAAAACTGTATAAATAGTAACATACAGCCATATATTACCAATCTTTTTTATCAATGTGCTTATATCAAACCTTATGAAGGAGAACAATATAACCACAAGCAAAAACAGGTAAAGACTAAACGTTTTTATGATGAAAGAGAGTGGAGGTACATTCCATCAAGAGCTAAATTTTCCGAACCCAATTCTATGTTTCGTTTTGGTAATGATTCATTTATTAAAGGTGGATTTAATAGCTATATCACAGATGATTTAGGATTGAGTTTTGAACCTAAATACATAAACTATATAATAGTATCAAAAGAAAAGGAAATATTAGAAATTAAAAGAGAAATCGAAATGATCAAAGGTGAATACTCTCGGAATGATGTTGAATTACTTACTACCCGTATTATTTCAATGGAACGAATAAAAGAAGATTTTTAATATAATGCAAAACACTGTCACCTGCCCCAACTGTGGGAAGAAGTTTAAGATGAAGGAATAATACAATAAAAGTAAAAATACTATGAAACGATTTAGAATACCTTTAATATTGTTAGGCATATTAGTTTTATATTGTTTAGCAATGTACTTCTCAAAAGATGTTGCAACATGGATATATGGAGAAGTTCCAACAGATTGCAACAACGACACCCTCACAAGAACTGGACAATTTGGAGATAGTGCAGGGGCGATAAATGCACTATTCTCAGCGCTAGCTTTCTTTGGTGTTCTTTGGGCCTTAATAATCCAAAGGCAAGATTCTAAAATTACTCGTTTTGAAAACACCTTTTTTCAGATGTTAAGCTTACAACAAGAAATAGTTAAAGACTTATATTTCTCTTACGAAAAAGATGCAATAACGAGAATAGACGGTGACATTTCAGGACCAACTACACAAGAATCAAAAGAACAACGATCAATAATTGGACGAGAGCTCTTTAGGTATGCTTTTGAAGAAGCTAAACAGCGCTTGTATTTTGACGATACCTGGCATTCCTATAAAGGTATGAAAGGATTAATCTATGCAAAAGGAAAAGAGATTTACGAGAATTCATATATCGTTCCATATTTTGACCACTATTTTAGACACTTATACCGAATAATTAAATTTGTCGATGAAACAGATTTATTGCCTAACAACACTGAAATACGTTACAAATATACTAGTATAGTAAGAGCGCAATTATCAAGGTATGAGTTAATATGGATATTCTATAATTGCTTATCGGGTAATGGAATAACGAAATTCAAACGTCTTGTCGAAAACTACTCTCTATTAAAAAATATCCGCATTGAATTATTAGCTACTTCAGAAGATAGAGAACTTTATAACAAAAAATGCGAAGAGAACTATATTGAGCAAACAACAGATTTCAGCAAAGAGTACAAAAGAATAGCTTTTGTTCCAGAAGAACAACCTAAGAAAAAATACAGATATATATTACCTTTCATTTTGGACATTAATATACGAATATATCGCACACTGAAAAAGTAACAAACTCACCAAACGCCCGCACCCAGTTTGCCGACCAGTGCGAGCGTTCAATAAAACACTAATACTATGAAATTATATAAATATAGAGCTGATATATATAGAGATTTGTTGACTCTTGTCAATAATCAAATATATGCGCCAACCGTACAGAATCTTAACGATCCAGCTGAAACTATGGTCAATGATAGTAAGATATATGAAGTTTTTAACCTCATAGAGAAAAGTGGACTTCCTATAAATATAGCAAAAGATAATTATGCAAAGATAATAGCACAAGCTAGAACTAAATTGGGAATATTCTCTTTAAGCAAAACAGTCTTTAATGAATTACTATGGGCATATTACGCTAATGGACACAAAGGTTTTTGTATTGAATATGATTTTGAACAGCTACAAAAATCTTTTCCAGATGGACTCTTGCAAAGTACTTTTGAAGTTCAATATAATAATGATACCCCAGAATTTTCAATAAATAGTATAATTAATTATTTAGAAAATGATGCACAATTTGTAAAATGCATAATTGCTACTAAATCAATGGCATGGGAACGTGAAGAAGAAATTAGAATAACTTTATATTCCTCTGGCTTATTTGAAATATCACCCGAATCTGTCACTGGGATATATTTTGGTCTTCGAATGGCTGAATCCGACAAAGAACTGGTAAAAAACTCTTTGAAAGGTCGAAATATAAAGTATTATCAAATGAAGCTAAAGCCTAATAGCTATCTATTAGAAGCTGAATTAATTAAATAGAGTACTAAAATTAAGATGGAGGAATGAATGATGAATATTGGAATTTTGATAATAGGTATAATCCTGATAATAGGAGAGTTAGTTTTAGGCTTAATCTTATTATTTGGACAATCATATGTAAAAAAGAAAGGAGAACATGTTGCAGATAAAGAAGATTCGCGTGGAATTGCATATGAGCAAGAAAAAGGAAAGCAATTGGCTACACAAGAAGATCTCAAAAAAGTTACTGAACTTATTGAAAACATCAAATCAGAGATTAGAGATATTTCATACAAAAAGCAAGACAAATTTATCCAATTCAAGGAAGCAGTAATTGATTTTAATCTTAGCGTTCGATTGTTGGTTGAATACAATATTAAAGATATTTCTGTCACAAACACGATCTCCCCTAGTTCTGAAAAAATAAGGAATAAGCTTAGCGATTTACAATTTAGATTTGGGGAATCATCACACCTATTAGGAAAAATATCCATTTACTCTGAAAAAGATGACGAAGAATGGGTTGCAAAGATGCACCAAACATTTAATAAAATCCTCCCTCTATATAAGCTAACTATAACTATGCTAGATTCATGCGCATTATGTGCTGATAATATTTTGAAATTTAGAAATGAGAATGTTGATAGCATACATATATACAATGATTACAATAACATAATAAATCAATTCGTTCCGAAGCGAAATGAGATAGAAAAAGATGCCCACAATGCCATCAATGAAATAGAAGCACTGACAAAAGAAAAACTCAATATAAAATACAACTCGTAGACAAAAAATAAGAAGCCGGATTTCTCCGGCTTCTTATTTACTCTCTAATCATCTCCCTGACTAGTTCCCTATTTCTCGGATCATCTGCATTTATCACTTCTCCTGCACCTTTTCCAAGTAGTTTTCGTTCATCCTCACTCAAATAAATAGTAGTGATAGCATCAGCCATGAGCATCTTTAAATTGGCATAGCTGATTCCCCATACGACATAATCCATCGTCCATCCGTAACGCTGACAGGCAAAGTCTATCAATGTTCCATAGGTACTATTGCCCCCGAAAGTAATACTATTATTATCTTTCTTAACTGCAGCTATTCTGTTACGCTCTAAGCGTTCTTTATCTATCCCGAAGAACTTGATAAACTCTTCTGTATTATCTCCGGATAGAACGATTGTAAACATGGTAGCAAGCTCCTCCACTTCCAATTCTGAAAACTCTTTTGTCCGCGCCTCTATCTTAACACTATCAAAGACATCCTCCTTCCGGTTGAACGTAAAGTTAGACAGTATTCGGCAAACGACCTCTTTCTTTTCAGTACATAATCGAATGGCTTCCAAATATGGATTAGTAGATACCAATCTAGCATCAGCTCCCAAACTCTTGAACAATCCTGCAAGGTGATAAGTCATCCCCAACGTAGGAGGATATAGGTAAAATTGCTGACTACCAATATTGAAACCAATAGGTCTCTCAATGATGGTATCAGCAATGTTCATTTCAAGCAATTCTTTATCTTTCATAATGCTGAATAATTAAAGAGTGCTGTTGAAAGCACTCTTTTAAAAACAATATTCTCAACCCTCTGGAGCAGTAGGTGCTGTATATGGTTTTACTTGATTACCCGTAGCTGGTTTCAAGACATCAGCCGTATACTTCCACTTCTTACCTTCAGCCGTGTCAAATGTATCTTCTACTGACACAGTAGAGCGTTCAATCAAGAACCCTTCACATTCAGGATTCTCCGGTGTCAAACGGAAAGCATACTCATCTGCGACTACCCCATCTTCGTCTTCAATAGGCTTAGTACGTCCTTTAGCAGCACGAATTTCGAACTCAAACGTATAAGTGTTCTTTGCATACTTAACAGCTTCATTCTCACCGCCTTCGACTTTAGCTTCTTTCTTCTCACCTTTGGTAGGTGTCAACTTTGTAGAGTTTTCTACCGGATCATACGGTAACTTAGTCCATGTCGTAGGTGCAGCGCCATCAGCACCGCACTTACCGAATTCAATTGAGGGTTTACCCCATGATAATTGTGCCATAATCTTTTATTCGTTAGATATTTGAATTAATAATTTATTATTGATGAAGTGCTCGTCTTTACCGCTCACTTCTAATACACGCTGTTTGGAGCCTTTGGAATCAACCCGAAAGCCAGCACCTCGGCAATTAAACAGAAGTTCATAAGACATCTTGCAAAGCTCGCGCAATCGGATGGTATTCTCTTCTGCTTGACCGTCCCGGATATAATCAGGAACATATATATTCACGTTAACAAAAGCCTTTTGCATCTGACCACTACCGTTGTCGAGAATGGAAATGACAATATCCTCTTTATCAGAGCTGGTAGGGCGTTTTGTTTTCTTCAACTTCCCGGTAACAGCTTTTTCTAAAGAAGAGCCTTTTATAACCGCATAAATCGCGTCCTTTATTTCTATATCCGATTTCATTTCGCAACTTGATTTCTAAGTTTCTCCATCACATTGTAAAATTCTGCATGTGCTAATAGTTCAGCAGATGCAAGAACAGATTTATTGTCTCTGGCTTCTACAAGTTCGGCATAGTTCATTCCAGCAACAACGATAAGAGCATAACCGTTTGAATACTTCTTCGCACGTTCTTCAGCCAAAGCCTTTCCCGCCCTTGAACCTTCCGAGCCATGAAGTACAGTTCCAAAATCAGAGCTTTTAACAATACGACCATGAGCGACAACCACATAACCTACAGAACTTCTTAGATTACCAGTTTGATTGAACCAGCTTTCTTCTTGTGCTCTATCTCTAGCTTCAGCGACACACATATCACCCAAATTTGAGAGAGCCTGAATAGCTATTTTATCTACCCGTTCAGTTTCTGCTTTAATCAAAGCGTCAATTTCACTCATTGATGTAGTAATTCTTATAGCCATAACTTTGCATTTAGTTGCCCTCTGTGGAATCCTTGAACCTGCTTTTCAGCTACAATAGCCCCATTATTCAGAAGTCGGATAATATCGCCACATTTGAACTCTCTACAGTCCTGATTCAAATAGACTACATACTGATACACATAAGTCTTCCCATCTTCGAAGGCTATTGTATTGGCTTTCCCGTTCGGTTCATATCGGCAGGGAATGCTACCTTCAAATGAAGATGTACCGGGATGATAATCACCGTTATTATCTTCGTAACCTCCAGTGTTTACTTGGTATTGCAATATATGAGGTCTGAACTGTATCATAAATAATCTGCTATATCAAGTACTTTAATCCTATTCCCTAACGCATTGGGTAAATCATACTCACGGCATAATACTGTATAGTAATCCTTAATTCCCTGGATATTCCAAGACATAGAGAAACCACTTTCGCTGATTGAAGTGGCACGGAGTAGGAGAGAGGGGATGAACTTTGCGATAGCCACCGACACCCGCATGCGGTTATCCTCATTCATTTCATCCTCTCCGCTTATCTTCGAGTTCAGACACATATCCAAAAGGTCAGCCTCCGACAAGTTAATGCCGAAGGTTTGGAACTTTTGTTTTATGTAGTCTCTTGCTTTCATGTTAATATGGTGTAATCAGTCGGCTATAGGAAGTATTACTATAATGCGTGCAATACTTTGACCTGTATAGATATCGGAACGGACATTTAGGCACTACGGTTGGTTTGTTCTCAATGGTTATAATTTCAATACTGCATAGAGGTGGAGCGATATTTATCGCAAGAACGTTCATCGGAGCAATAGAAATGACACCAGCTTGAACAGTAGGCGTATCAACAAAGCTAATAGGCGCATCTACAGACTTAGACGGGATTGATTCACTGAAACTGGACGCTTGCACACCTAGAGATGTAAACAGCATCATAAACGAGCAAAACAGAAAACAAATAAACTTTTTCATCTTTTCTTGATTTATAAATTATACATTTGTCAGGGTGTAGTCTCCCACACCCTGACCTTTTACTCAATACCAAGAGCAATTTTTAGTTTGGAATTTGCTTCTTCGTCAAGTTCGGCAACCTTATCAAGAAGAGTTTTCTCCCCCATGTTTCCAGTCACTTGAACACCGATACCCTTCAACGCATCAACCAAACCCTTTTTCTCAAATTCCTTTTCAAAGAGGGAGATTTTAACCTCTTTCTTTTCTTCGGGAACTTCGACCCGTTTAGCGAGTTTGCGACTTTCCAAGTCCTGTACACGGGCTTCATCCTTGATGTCAAAGGAATCTCCACAGTTATATAACCGATGAGTGAATTTATCGCGGAAAACACTAGTCACTATTACTTTCATGCCTGTACAGTTTTAGAGTCCATACAATAAATTCTATCAACATTGTCGATTACAGGAACTACCATAGCCTGAGAAGAAGTAAATTCCTGAAGAGGATCGTTCTTCGCATACTTAGACAATAAAATGAAGTCATCAGCTTCCTGATAGACTACCCCGGCAACCGGTCTTGTCTTTTCTGCAAGTGTGGTCCATACCAAAGAGCCTAACTTTTCATCACAAGTAAATACGGCCGTACCATCCTTCCAGGGTTTGTGAGACTGGCGTACGCCATTAATCTCAGTCTTGATCTTGCGGTTAATACGATGGAGGGTAATACTAAACTTCTTCTTTAAAGTTTCAGTGGCAGAATCCAAGTCCAAGGCCGGAACAGAGGTGCCGACAAACTTATTGATAAAGGCCCATTGTTCTCTAGCCTGCTGATTGGTATAGAAAGCATTCAGCCAAGTATCATCAGCCCAAACGTCAGTAATGGTATTGCTGTCTTCGTCTGCCTTATCCATTACACGTTTGATATCATCCACAACTTTAGCATCTGCACTACTCCACAAAGCAGCAACACCAAACTGATTTTCATCCTTATACCCATAAGATAACCTAATCCCGGTTCCGTTATTTCTCGTTGATAGAGCAACACCAGTAGAAAGGCCGGACAAGAACATATCTTCAATACGCTCCCAAACACCTTCAAGACATCGTGGGGTATCAGCAAAGATTTTATTGATAATAAGATTCACTGAAAGTCCCTGTGCAATCATATTATCAATATCCTTCATCTGCTTTTCAGTCAGGTAAAGTTTCATTCCCAACTTGGGAATATCACCTGTGGCAGTGGAAAGAGAATCACGCTTTTTCAGCGGAAGTTCTGAATCTAAAGATACAACATCGGCAGCCACACGGCTGTAATCAGCTAATATGCTGGCCCACTTCCCATCAGCAGAGAAATCTGGATTAAGCAGATTTTTATACATATAAGTCTGCTTAGTCTTGTTTCTTTCATTTATCTTCTCAACAATGGATAACACCAACTGAGGAAAGAACTTTTGAGCGTACTCGAAATAAAATGATTTTTCCATTATGCTTCCTCGTCTTTTCTAAATTCAACCAAAGGCAACGCTGCTTTCAACGCATCCAAAATAGCATTGTAAGGGTACGGAGCTGCTGCCGGATTAACTCTACCTCGTGTCATGATTGCAGCAAAAGGTTTTGCAGTACGGATAGTACCTTTAATAATACCTGCATAGGAATATCCTTCAGGAAGTGCCGCAAATGCAGTTCCTTCTGCATTAAGGGGCATAGGTTTGTATGTCCCGGCACCATCAGTAATGGCAGGAACACCAGCCTTAATTACCTTCAATGGATAACCGGTCACATCCAAAGAACGCCCACCGTCAATACCGTCAAGGTATTTAGCAATAACGATGTTATCATTTCCTGTGATAATCTCGTTCGGTTCATTGTTTAGATTCACTTTTGTCATCTTTCAATTTTTAATGGATTAAAGAATTTGCAATGTCTGAAATCTGTTCCTTAGACGGTTTTCCGTCATCAAGGACGTGTCCCAGTCTATTGCTTGGTAAATTTGCCGTCTTTAGGTTTGTTGCGACTGTAGTAAGGTGTGAGTTGATTGCTGCTTCATCCGCTTCTGCAGAAATAGCAAACCCCTCTTTGATACGCCATTCGGGGATACCTAACTCTTTGGCTTTAGACAAAATCGTATTGGCTCTGGCAGACTCGGCTTTTTCCTTCTCAAGAGCTTCGTATTTTTCTTGCAAAGCCTTGAATTCCTTCTCGCGCTCGACCTCTTTCTTCGAGAACTCTTCGAAGCGTTTGTCCATCTCCTTTTGCCATTCCGGTTTGTCCTTGTTTTCAGCGGCTTTCTTGGCATCTTCCTCAGCTTTCTTTCTCTCGGCTTCTGCTTTCGCTTCGTCTTCGGTCTTTTTAGCGTCAGCTAATGCCTTTTCACGTGCTGTTGTTACTCGTTTGTCAATTCCGCTTTGAAGACCTGTCAAAAAATCTTTTTGAGCGGCAACGACAACACTAAGGTTTTCGTCAGTTACAAGTCCTATTGCTGCAAGTGCATTGGCGTGTCCCTGCAAAATTTCATCACTTAACCCAAGGGCTTTATACTCTTGTTTTAAAGCATTGAAAATCTTTTCTTTCATATTGTATAAATATTAATTTGTTAGAAGTTTAATTTGTGAAAGTAAAAATACCACCAATACAGATAATTAGTTAATATTTAGACATTCCATTCACAACAAGTTGACTATTGTTGTGAATACGGTATAAAAGTAGTGAGTAAGTGGGTGAAAGGGAGATTATTGGATGGTTAAGAATTTACTAAGAAGAGATTGTGAAGAAGTAGAATAAAAAAGGCGTGAAACCAATGGAATCACGCCTATACTTAGATAAAACTATTTATTTCTCCTTCGAACTCTTAATCTAACCATCTCTTTTCTTCCGTATGGAGTTAATATCCAATAGGAATACGGTCCATCAGTTTTTAACAAATCTGTTTCTATCAACCCGAGAGACATGAGTTGAATTAAGATTGTCTGAAAACATTCATCATCTATTGTATCAAAGCCACCTAAGTTTAATTTAGAATGCAATATTTCCATAATTTGCTCTTTAGACTTTGGTGTTAACAAACTATCAGATAAATACAGAAACAATTTGTTCCATGTTTCTTCAATAGTATAATACCCTACATTTAAACAGCTGCAATCAAACGGGTCTTCACTATGAAAATACGCTACATCAAATTTATCCTCACCATGTTCTAAATCCTCAATATCAACTGGTGCACTTGCATCTATTTCCTTAATCCTAGACAATAAATAATCTTTTTCTTTTTTAAGTTGAAGCAATTCTTTATTCGCTTCAGCAGAAGAAACTTCATCTGCTTTAACCCATCCTATACGAGGATGGATTTTTATCTCATTATTTAATCCTAACACTACTTGGGACGCCAATTCATCAGCATTACTCCAAAATTTACAAGACTTCTTTTTTACACATAATTTAAAATTTTCTAGCTTATAACGTTTAGATTGTTCTTGCTCTATTTTGGTGCCAGGCAAAGATTCGGGATTCTTATGCACAAACGAAATGACTGGAACTCCTTGCTCAATTGCATATTCAAACTCCTTTTGGGTATAGCTCTTCCCTGATTCTTCTTCAATAGAACCATAACGACCTGCAACTATAAGAACATAGTAGTCACACTCCCGAATGAGGCTCTTTATAACCTCCCATTGTGATGAATCAGAAGCATTAAAATATTCCATTCCGACAGGAAAACAATTCATTTGTAGAAGAGCCTCCATCACTTTTTTACGTTCTTCCTGTAAATCCTCGTATGTTGAGCTAACAAACACTTGATATTTCTTTTCCATAGTAATTTTATCGTAAATATAAATTTCAGTTACTTTTCTTATTTGTTGATTTCAGTTTTTTTTAATCGAATAATGTTCCTCTTCATACTCAATAACCAACTCAGATAGAATCCTTAACTCTATCAATCTCGGATCAGTCAATGGAGTTTCATCATCTGTCAAAGGAAGAAGTTCTTCTATTCTTTGACAGATTGCATCATGTTCTACCTCATTTTCTATCTTAGCCATCACATAGCTGGAGTTAACTCAACTGTCAATCCCAATGCGGAAGCGATACGATAAAAAGTAGAAACTTTTGGTTCCGTTCTTCCTGTTTCAACACGGGAAATATAAGACTTATTAGTTCCGATCTTTGCAGCAAGTTCCGCCTGTGTCATATTAGCTTTCTTTCTGGCTTCCTCAATTAGTTGACCTGTAAAGAAAGCATTAGCTCTATCCTCAGCAGCTTTACGCTCCGGGGTTCCTTCTTTGCCGAATGCGGCATCTAATTGCGCATCGACATCAAACATCTTTAGTTCTTTTTCGCTCATAATATTCTTTCTTTAATTTTAATGCTTTATCTATTTCTTTATCGGGCGTTTTCTGTGTTTTCTTCTGAAAGCCATTGAATAAAATCACAATCTGTCCTTCATCAAAACAGAAGAAAATCCGATAAATATTACTTTGCCACTCAATTCTTAACTCAAACAGGCCGTCTTTAATAGACTTCACATATTTAGCAGATAGCCTGTCTACGGTCTTTAACATGAGTAAACCGTATAATACCTTTTCTTGCGCACCTTTGTTCAAGGTGTCAAAAAAATCTTTATAGTAGTTTTCGTATGCTATTATCTTTCTGTTCATGTAGCAAAGATAGTAAAAGTTTATCAGTTGAGCAACTTTTGCGAGATGAATTTTAGCCAATAAACAAAAAATAACGGCAACTCTATCGAATCACCGCTATCCAAAAGAAGGCCTAACAGCCTTTACCTTTTTTCTTTGAACCTTTCTTCTTTCCCATGATTAAAATGTTCTATTTATCCTATTAGAAAATTATAACCCTCGTAATTTTTATGACTAAGATGTCGGCTGATGTTCTTTTTCACTGATTTTTTTCTTTTCTGCCGCTTCTCTTAGAATCTTTTCTACCTCTTCATCTGGCTTATCAGTTATACCCAAGAGCCTAACAGCGGTATTCAATGATATTATTCCATTGGAATAAGCACTACCAATAGATGACCACCGAGTTTGTCTGTCTTCTTCAAATGGTTCTTGAAACTCAAACGAGACAACCAACTCGTCAAGGAGCTTCGCTTTATCTGGATGAAGGAATTTCAATACTGATATAATAACCTTTACTTCTCGGTCAACCAAGATGTCATATATCTCAAGATTCTTCAACCGCTTGATATAGCCGATAATCAAAGCCCTCTTTATGGCTTCTCCCGAAAGAGTACCCATACCTTTCATTCCTTCAAAAGACATATCAGGGGTAAGGGAGTCTTCGAGGATAGATGATTTCAAATCTTTCTTCTCGGCTTCACGTGTTTCAGAAGAAAGAGGAGGGTCTATGTATTCAAACTTAGAATCTTTCCCATAGTACTGAATCAATGTACCTATTGCATCCGGATCTTTTAAGTTTTCGATAACATCTGCTGTAGCTGCTGCCATAGGATCAGAGAAATAGTTATTGATATCTCCGGTTTTAGAATCAAGCATTTCCTCTCTTTCTGCCCGATGTTGCACACCCATCCAAGCCTTTTCCTGCTGATAGAATATAATGTTTATCTTTCCAGTAGGGTTCTGGTAAGTCTCCACTTCCCATCCCACTGTTCCCTTTTTACAGTTGAAATAAAAGTCTTTAGTTTGAATATCCCAATGTTGCACGGACTTACCTGATGATTTAACGGAATACCCGAAAGCAAAGGCAACCAATGTGCCAAACTGGTCAAACAAAGGTCTTAGTTTATACCCTGTGGAGCGGGCCAGCACAACCACCTTGACTTCTGCCTGGTTACTTTCGTTCCTGTATAGATGATAAAGCTTTGCACTCTCTGTTTCCGCTCCGGCAAGCCTCTTTACTTTGCGCATGGTGACATTAAACCTCGTTTTATCAATGAAGTCAAGAAACATCTGATAAACATCATCATTGCCGTTTTTCTTTTCCCACTTAATCGGTTTACCAAGAAGAAAGAATAATTCTACTTCATTGATGAATTGCTGCCTGTTCCGGGGAAGCTTCTCGCTGATATACGGGTCTTTGTTCTTTCTGAACTTATTAGGACGCTTCATAACCTTGTGAAGTTCCGGCTTGTACTCACTTAAAGCGATATCCACTTCATCCTCCCTATTCTGCATCAGAGCGATGGCTGTACTAATATCACCATCCTTTATAAGTTGGAATATGTCTCTCTCAACACCCATTGAGTTAAGGGCCTTATTCCTGAATAGTGTTAATAATTCCTGTATATAATTCATAGTCTGTAAATTTACCAAATTCCTAATTCTTCTTTTGAAACTTTTTGTGACTTTATTATCTTACCAAGAAGCTCACCCAAAACCCAGTAACGAGCGGCATCTATTCCGTGATTATCATGGTCTTCCGGCTCGTTGATATAGTTTCCGTCTTTATCCTTTGCCCATACATATTTTCTATACTCTCTTTGTAAGTTATACGAACGTTTGGTTATGTATATTTCATACTCCTTCATCTTATCTATACCCGCTACAACAGAACCGGGGTATTTACTTACAGCATATATCCTCACACCTCCGTTATGAATCTCTTGAATGGTTCTTGGGTCTGCACTATCAGCTATAGTTTTTAATCCCCAAGGGCGTATAGATTTAACAATGTCGGATGACAGCAGTCCAGTTCGATAGTCTACTTCATCAAGATATAGGCGATTATCAATAACTCCACACCGAATTGCTGCCGTTGGATCATTGGTGAAACCAAAGTCAAGACCTAAACCGACTTTTTTGCATTCCTGCGGGAATTCGTCAATAATACCCCACTTCTTGAATACAGCACCCTCTGCCACGTCAGCCCAACGACCGATAACCACGTGAGCATACTTTTCAGGATTCTTCTCTTTCATTTCCTGCACTTCCCGAAGGAACTCAGGAGAAAGGTTCTCTAAGTTGTCAAAGTAGGTAGTGTGAATATGAAGTACATTCGGATGGGTAGAAACCTGAACTTGCACACCGTCAATCTCTACGAGCTTGTGAGTATTCTCGATGTACTTTTTATAAATGAAGTGATTAGAGTCGCAGGGGTTCATTATGATGATAATCCGGTTCTGAATCCCCTTTTTACGGATGGAGAGCATTATCTTATCAAATTCTTCTTCATTCGTCCACTCTTCCGCTTCATCACAGACGAAAGTAGTAATCCCCTGAATAGATTTTAGTTTTGCCGTCTGATTACCGGAAGAAGTCTTGATGCCTCGAAACATGATACGGCTATTAGTCATTTTATTGACTATATCCGTCTTGGTAGTCTTGAAATACTTAGTTGTTCCGTCTAGTTCTATCTTCTCCATCATTTCCGGGATGATAGACATACCAGCGGAAACCATCGTGTAACGGGTGTAGAGAACCTGATGCACTATCTTTTCGGCTTCCGTCATTTCAAAGGTCAGACGTTCAATGAAGGTGGAAGCATTGAAGGATTTCCCCGAATTATGTGTCACAGTGCCATCTGAGTGCAAATAGCGTTGATTTCCATCAAGACAGATACCACACCAATCGCCCATGCCAACTGACTCTATTGAAAGCTGAGATAGATGCCAATCCTTATTTTTACGCACTTCGTCTTTATTGATTTTCTTCCTTGATATCTTGCACGGGATTCTCCATACATCTCCGTTTATGAAAACACGATATACAAAACCGCAATCCTTACCATTACATCTTGCCAGCTTTTTATTGATACTTGTCCTAAACCCAAGTGTGTCGGCAACATATTTTATTTGCTTTGCAAGTTTCTCATTCTTTTGAATAATCTCATACCCATTCCTAAGCATACAACCATCCGTATCTATAAGTCCTGCAAGCAAATCAAGCCTTACATTTTCGCTATTTGATATATAATCTTGTGGAATATGCTTATTACTAATCAAATTATATTCACGCAGAGTGTCCATTAATGGATTTGTCAGACCTCCGTTCTTTGCAAGTCTATAAGTTATGGCATTTCCTCTTATCCCATTTATGGCTAATCTCATATTATTTCTATCCGCATATTCTCGCAAATAGTCTTTTATCTCAAAATCAGCGGTTGTTACTTGAGGAAACATGCTTGTTCCATCACCCAACCACACACCAAGAAGATAAGGCTCAATGTTCACATATTTTTCAATGTATGGTATTGAGTTTGATTTATAGCCACGGAAACGGTCTCTGAAACGCTTACTTTGATTCACAAAGTCGGTAATGCGCATATCCAAAAACTCAGGATAAGCGGTATATCTTCCATCTCTAATTGAATCTCCACTCTTTCTTAAGCTTATTATATGCGCATCATTCACAAAATAATCTTCCGCACTTGTTTGCTGGACACGAAACATTTCACTTTGTCCTCGCATCGTCCCAATTACCTTTCGTGGGCATCCATCATCACCCATGACAAAATCGCCTACTTTAATATCCTTGATTTGCTTTACCGTCAAATCAGACATTATTACTTCTTGCGTGGGTGTTTCACATCCACGACCGCCAGTGATAAGGATAATGAATTTCTCATTATCGGTGTAAAGGGGGTGATATATCGCTTGGGGTTCTATCATTTCAGTTTATCTTTAATCCAGGAATCAATACTGATACCGTGTTTTATGTCGGTAGGAATGTCAGCTTCTTCATCCTGCTTACGTTCAACCTTTCTCCAATCTTCATCGTAATGGTAGAGCCAAACAGACTGCGCCTGCAAACTGGGAGCCAGCTCACCTTCTACAACTTGAACTTCTTCTTCACCTGTCAGATTTCCGTCCCTATCCTTTATCTTTCGTATAGTGGTACTTTTCGTCTTGACACCCCCCAAAGCCATAGCTAGGAACTTTGCCCGGACTGTTGCAGTTATGGTCGCTCGCCCGCGCGTTAATACTTCACTTAATTCAGAGTACTGACTTTTCTTCTCACAAAATGTCTGTGGGGCCAATCCTACAGCAAAAGCAATTTCCTTATCTGTGAATCCCTTTTTTGCATACGATTCTATGAGAGAAAGAAAGTCTTTATTTGTATAGTCAAACTTAGGCTTTCTTCCTCCACGACCTTTTGTATTTTGAGATTCACTATTATTCATAAATTTATCCGTTACTTAATCCCCTGCTCGAGGTTGTTTTTTCCATCCTGCTTCTTGTATTGATAAAAGCGTTTCGTACTCTCAACTCATTCCTTAAAGCATTTCTTCCAAGCATGTGCTCACTGTTTCTCAATCTTTCATATTGATTTTCGAGTTGTTTCACCGTCTTTCTTCTTCTGACTCGGCTTTCCTCCTAATTTTAAGTTATTAATCTATTCTTTCAATTTGCTCATCAAAGACTTCCCCCTTGATAAACTTCATATCCGGATCATAACCGAACCGTTTGCAGAAAGCCGCTTTAGCTTTATAGGAATCAAAGGATAACATTACATAAGCATCCATATTCTCGGCTTGCTTTTGTGCGTTCTCCTTGACTTGTTGCTTGACTTCTTTCATGTGGGCTACTTTTTCGGCACGTTCCAACTGTTTGGCGGCTTTATCGGCTTCTTTCTGTTCGGTGACAGGTGACATCATATCAGACAAAGCATCAGCAATGGAGCTTTCTTCTTCAGTCTGCAACAGATAATCAACACCAATCATGTTTAGGTCAGCATCAGTCAGACCTGCGTCTTTCCAATCAATATCAGGAACAATCTGCGCAAGAGCGTCGAAATCCCAGGTACCTTGTGCATTTGGGTTATTCATCAGAATATTTAGTTCCTTCTCCTGTTTTTCGTCCACGTCTATCACATCGACCCGGATGCGGTAATCGTTATCGGGGAACTTCTGCAATTCATCCATGACAGACAAACGCTGATGTCCGCTGACTACGGTCAATCCAGTACGCTTGTTCACGACAATTCCACCGACCAACCCGAATTTCTTGATACCACGTTTTAATGTCTTTCGTGATTCATCGGAAAGTTTTCGAGGATTATAATTTGCAAAGTGAATGGCAGAACGATTTAGTTCTACCGATTCGCTCTTTATGTACTTACTTAGTTCCATGTTATCCGTTACTTAAACCTAATCCACCACTGCGTCCTTGACGAGCAGACCTTGAATATTGTTGGTACACGCTTCCGTTTCTTGCATAATTTAAACGGCTAAGGTTACGATACATGGCACCGCCAATACTGTTAATTCTTGCCTGCCTTCCTGGATTACCAGCTGCAGCATTACTCAAACGATTGGTTTGTACGCCTATATCGGCAGCACTTTTCATTCTTCCTCTTCTTCTATTTCTGACTCGGCTATTTGTTTTTTATTATTATACTCAAATAAAATTCTTTCACTCATAGGAAATACCCGATAGATTCGTTGTAAATCCTGCGGATAGTTCTCTTTTAACCAAAGCATACAATCAAGATTAAAACCCACTCCTGAACTGGCTTTTAAAGAATATCTAACTGGTTCTGGCAATCCATGTTGTCTCATGTATGCAAGAATATCCATTTGCGTCCAGTCAGCCAAAGGATAACATAAGCCGTTGTTCTCATATCCGTTAGCTTCATACCCTTTCAGCATCAAACGTCTATTCATGCCATCGGCTTTCTTCATCCCCAAGAACGTGTAATAAACTCCATGGGCAAGTTGCATAGCTTTTACCACATCAGCAAGTTTCAGCAGCTTCACCTTTGGATTAGGGACACAATACAACCCGCCACGAAGAATGTAAGTAAGATTCCAGTGAGGCGCTTGCACAAACTCAATCTTTGGATATTTGGCTTTAGTCCAGCCAATCCATCGGTTTATGTGCTCCAAGTCTTTGACGAAGTACATAAACACACAAACGATCCGATCAAACTTTGGATAGATTAAATCAAGTAAGACAAGCGAATCTTTACCCAAGGATAAAAACAGTAAAGCCTCATTCGATTTTACCCGAATGAGGTCTATATACCGGTTCGCTTGCTCTACTTTATTCATAGCTAACCACCAGATAATCCAAATGAAACACGAAGATCACCGTAACGTTGTCTACGTGAACCTAACTGGGTGGCACTTGCCGTACCCCTACGATTAGCAACTAATCTACCACCAGCACCTGCGCCATTCATATTTCTGCGCGGTCCGGCTACTCTGTTTACTCTTCTTGCGACTCAGCAATAATTTTTAAATTAAACAATCAATCTATATGTTTCTCTAATACCTCGCCTAAAGTATAGTCCATTTGGGCTGTAAGGTATTCTTCGCCTTGGTGTTCGTAGACAATATCGTTACCATCTTCATTGGTAAGGATCGAAGCTTCTGCACCTTTAACCTCTACAATAGCATAAGGTCGTTTGCCTTTGTACTCACCAGTGAGAAATTTAATAGCATCGTACTTGATAGGCTTTAACTCGATTTCACCCTCTTCGGGAAGTTCTTCATCAGCTTTATATTCTTTACCACCACATAAGTAGGTTATGTACTTTTTTGCATTGGTAGGTCTGATTTCGCGGTATTCGTGCGTTTTCTTACCAGCCAAAATTTCATCGAAATATATTTGCTTAATACTAAGCGTTAGAATGTTCATAATCGTGTCTTTTAAATTAATAATTAAGTAGTTGCGGAAACAGGACTCGAACCTGTGACCACCGCCAAGTCAAAGCGGTAAGCTAACCAACTGCTCCATTCCGCGATATATTTCTTTTAAGTATATAATTCAATGTGCCTTTGCTACTTATCGAATATTTTTTCATAAGCTCTCTATAATTAGAACCCTTTGAGTATTCTAATTGAATCTGTTGTGCTAATTCATCTGAGTATTTTTTAATTGCCTCTGATGCTTTTTTAGCGCAGCGCATTCTTGTTTCTTTAGCCTTATCCATCGCATTTTCAAACGGTGTACCTATTGCTATATTCTCATACGAATTATCAAAAGAATCACCATTTAAATGTCTAACTTCAATGCCTTTGTCAAAAATAGCATCACCAAATTTTTGATAAGCCTGCAATCTATGTACATAGACCTTGATAACTTTCGTTTCACTCACCCTTATGCCAATATACATATACGGGTCACTGCCACGCGTACCGACTTTTTTACCGCGTGCAGAAAAGGCATTGCCTTGTGAATCGACATAATATCCTTTATCTTTGGCTAATATTTCATATCTGCTCTTCATATTTTAAATATTCACTTCAAAGGTACTATCACAACCAAAGATAACGAAATTTATCTTAGTCTGATACACAACAACTGTCTTATTGTTGTAAACTAAGCCACTTATCACGTTTTTCTCTGCACTTTTCTAAGGTTGCCGCGCAACAGGTAAATAATTCACCACTTTCAGTACGGTAGTCATACTGGTACATTCTCACTCTCTTGCCTTTCAACTTAGCGTTGTAGGTACAGTAGTTCTCTTTACCAGGGGTGCATACACTGCAGCCGTTTTTGTTTATTGAGTTCATAATCGTTTAATTTATTTGTTCGATAAATATGTACTTAGTATAACAATCATAACCATTTGATTTGAAATGGTGTACATAAACACCGTCTACAAATGGATACGGGTAACTCTTAAAAATGCGGTGATATTCTTCTTCGGTGAATACTCTATCTTTATTACGTTCATCTGTAGCAAAAGGTAGATTGTTTAAATCAGGCTGGCAGGCCAAAAATTTAGGGGCATAAATCTGCACCTGTATTGTACCTATTTTCATAAGAGTGTTATTAAAGATTCATATATAAACAAGTCAGATCACATTCTTCATCGTAGTCGTATTCAAGCGATACGGGTGCAAAGTATTGCTGTATCTTCTTTGCTGCTGTTTCATTCTTACCCTCAAAAGAGAAAGTAAAAGAGCGTTTGCCTCTGACTGTTATTTCAACCGGTATACCTGCTACCTTAGTCATGTTGTTTTCAAGTTCTTGTTTTGTCATAATCGTATATTTAAGCCTTAATACCAATTGCATTTCTCATAAAGTCACTCGCTTGCTCTACTGACATATTCAACTTCTTTTGGATCAGAATAAGCATACAGCTTACTTGCTCTTTTGTATTTAAGTTGCCTTGTACAAATTCTGACATGATGAACTTTTCTATTGTTCTTTGTTTAATTACTGATGTTGCCATAATCGTGTGTATTGTGGTAGCCCGAAGGCTACCGGATTAAACCAAACCCAATCTTTTCGCAATGTAAGCGTCATGATTAATCTCGCCATAAGAGGCATATTCATTCGGGCTGTTTCTTTCAAGGGTTCTGCGATACTCATCGCATAATTCTTGCGCCTCAATCTGCGTGAGATTTGATGCTATTAGACACTCTTTGTTGCCAACTATCTCTTGTATGTATACAAACCAAGTATTTTTGCTTTTCATAATCTTCTGTGTTACGCAGGGCTTTTGCCCTGCTGGTTAATACTATTGTTTAATACCGCAAAGTTTTGAAACTTTCAATAGCTCTTTATCGTTCATAAATATGAGGTCGAAGAAAACACCTTCATCAAAAGGTTTATTTTGTAATATAGCTGCTGATTTCATTTCAACCATGATTCTAGTAATCAATTCACCTTTTACCTTATCACTCATTTTTGTTGCCATAATCGTATATTTTTTAATTGTTATTACTTCGTTTTTGATGATGCAAAGATAAAGTAAACTTTATTAAATATAATATATATGATAAAGTTTTATTTATTAATTAAGAATATTTAATAAATTGGACTTTATTAATATTAGGCTGTTTGATAAAGTTTGCATTACTTTGTAGAGTAATCAAAATAAAGTATAGTTTATGGAATTGAAAATAAAAGAAACAATGAATGAGAGAGGTGTTACTTCTGCATGGCTTGCAGAACAAGTAGGCATTTCAAAGGTGGCTGTTAGTAATATCGTAACCGGCAAATCTTCGCCATCACTGGATAATATTCTAAAGATTGCTGATGCTTTGAATGTATCTATAACAGAATTAATAGGAGAAGAAAAAGCTGATAACACTATCACCTGTCCTCATTGCGGAAAGAAAATAAAAATAGAGAAAGGAGAATAATATATGGAAAGTAAAATCTCAAAATTTATGCGTGATGACACGATTGACAAAGACGGGAAGCTGGAAACCATTATGGATTACGTTATATCATGGACGCTAAGAATGGCCCAAAATTCATGCAGTACAGCAGATTCTCTACTATATGAATACTCGCGTGCCATTTTGGGAAAATTACTTCATAGAAATATTGATAATTTGACTAATATAGAATCTGTCAAGGTTGAAAAGCAATGCTATAATATAGATTTATGGGTTAATGTAGTTTTAACTATCAATGAGCAAAAGGAGAAACATGCCATATTAATAGAAAATAAGGCGTATTCTCCTATTCATAATGCAACAGACGAAGATGGAGCTTCTAGGTGTCAACTAGAAGTATATAAGAAAAAATTTAATAGAGACTATGCTAACGATGAAGATGTTATTAAGCACTACTGGTTGATAACATGTCATGAAGAAGAGAAATACCTGAAACCTATTAGAGAAATATGTCAATTGCATGATTTCGAACTTATCCCATTAACCGAACTTCAAGATAATGGGGCTCCGGATACTCAAAGTGACATCTTTAATGAATTTTGGTTAAGGTATTGGTAAACAAAGTATGCCGGAGTTAAGTGCTCCGGCACATTAATTGATTAGCCCTTTGAATTTCAAACGATTTATAATTTCTGTGTAAAGATAGTCTATATCCTCGCTAAAATCACCGTAATTTTGATACAGAAACACAACATCTTCGCAGTTGTTGGAAATTGTACTTTCAGATTGAATGCCAACAACCTTTGCAATTTCCCCTCTTATCCCATAAACAGTCTTTCCACCGGCAAGTGTACTGGGTGAAAACAAGTATAGAATAATAAAGATGAACTTCTTTCTTTGGGTGACATTTTCGAGGCATGGGGGACAATCTCTTTCGTTGAGTATCTCAGCGAATATCTTATAGATTTCATAAATAAGGCTTTTATCAGATAGAATAGGCGTAGATATTGCATTCTCTTCTTCGGAAAGTTCTGATTTCTTGATTCTAATCTTTTTTAAGCGAATAATTCTATCAAAATTCAGTTCCATAACACGATTATTTTAAAAGTAAATAGTATATTTGCATCATAATCGTGTAAGATTTGGGAGAATCAATGCTTGGTCGTGCTGGCAGATTCTCCCTTTCTATTTTAAAGCCCTATTCCTTTTGAGAATGGCTTTATTTTTTTTGTCTACTTCTCTGCTCCATATTGAAGCATTATAGATAGAAGTTGCATATAATCTCAATTCCTCGCTATTAGCAAGAAAATCTACTCGTAATGCCTTTATCATAGATTCAGCATACAAATTTTTGTCAATATTATTATCCATATATCTATTGTTTTAATTAAAGCATAAAAAACCGAATAATCCTTGATAAGAATTATTCGGCATATCAAATTCCTGCTACATCATAGCCCAGAACAAAGAATTAATATATTGTGGGAGAAAGAATGTATACAGAAATGCAACATCAAAATCCTCACATTAGAAATTTAAATGGCTAGTATCTTGCCTTTTATATGATACTATTGTAATTATGGTTAGTTTTATCCAAAAGGTTTATTCTAATTTAATTTCTGTATTATGCGAACAACTACCACATGAGTGTACCTTTTTCTGTGGTTCTCCAAAAAGTCTATTAAGCTCATAGCTATTGATCCATTCCTCAAATTCATCCACTAAATTTTGAACTTTTATAATTCTATGCCCACGCCCTTTTTTTCGAAAATTCAAAAATTTAGTCGGCAAAAATATGGCAGAATCACCAAAATAATAAAAATGTGTTGATAACAAAACATTTATTCCACTTAAATCCCGCTCACTATCACACATATTATGGGCTCCGGCCCTTTGTATAGGAGAATCTCCCTTAGAATAATCATAGATACAATCTCCTCTACGTTCAATTATATCATCAGAATTTATTTGGGGAATTTTAATATGCAACTTAGATCTGCATAGGATATCATACTCTTTAAAAGATAAAACTTCCGTTATTTTCATTGCATAAACCAAAGTATCACCTAAACCTAATTCAAATGATCCAGTTCCAATAACCCAATCACCCACTTGGGCTTTTTTTCTAATGACAGGCTTGCATATTGCCAAAGTACAGACACCACCATAAGGGTTAGGCGCCACTCCATCATCATATCTTAGCACATACGAATAAATTTGACCCATAACACATTTTTTTATAATAATATTATTAAGACATTTTACTTTATAAAGTAATAAGCAGTATTTCCTTCTTATCGTTCCAAATATATACAAAAAAAATCGATATCAGCTTAATAGTACATCATAGTCTATTGAAAAACATATATTTTATTATAAATATATAGTATAAGAAAAAGAAATCTATTTGTTTATGGATTATGTTAGCAAAAACAACAGTTAAACATTTGTTTCTTTTCGGTAAATAGAAAAATAAATCGTTTCATTAAAACAAATTCATTACCTTTGCAACCGTTAATAGATTTCTTAACTAGGAAAATATTAAAAAATTAGAGTACAACATAATATAAAAAACACGGTATCATGATTTTTTCGCTTAGTATGTCAACAATTTTATGCCTTGGCTTAATTATTTTCTGCACACTCATATCCTATGGGTATATCAGAAGATTAAATAGTAAAGGCAAGTTAGTATCAAACCGTCGTTGGGTTGAAAATATCCCTTCAATTATTTCTACATTAGGAGTATTAGGTACATTCTATGGTATCACAACAGGACTTATTTATTTCAATTCTAATGATCTTGACACAAGTATTCCCGAACTATTAGACGGATTAAAAACGGCCTTTTTTACATCAATTGCTGGTATGTTAGGTTCTCTATTTTTGTCTAGAATAACCAACTCATATTTTGATAAAACAGACGGTGGCATTTCAGACGCCAATCATGCAGCATCACAAATATGCCAGGCAGTTCAACAGATGGGCCAAAGTAACATGACCACTCTTAATGCTTTAAGAGAACAAGCTGAAAACCAAGCTAAAGACCAGACTGCATTCTATCGTACTGTAAGTGATATCCTCACCTCCCTTCAAACGTCTTACACAAATACAGAAAATGCAATAAACTCAATGGTTATTTTAGCTCGAAGCCAAGAAGTAGCTCTCAACGACCTTAGAAATAAAGCCGAAAGTGTTACTCTATCTCTGGGCACAGTAGAAGAAAACTCCACCTCTCAAACTGCTGCACTCACAAATATCCAACTACAAACGAAAGATTTATCAAACATTAATCATAACATTAATGAAATGCTTGACGTTCTTTCAGGCATGAGTAGCACCCAAGAAGAAATATCCGAAGAAGTTAAAACGTTTGGAGGAAAACTTCATTCAGAAGTAGTTGAAATTGAGGATAAAATGGATGCCACAAATCATCTTTTAGTTGCTAAATTCAATGAGTTTTCTGAACTATTGAAAAAGAGCAATACTGAAGCCCTTGTAGAAGTAATGAAAACTGTTACAGAAGAATTTCAGAAACAGATGAATGCGCTCATTAATAAACTTATTCAAGAAAATTTCGATCAACTAAACCAAAGTGTAGAGAAACTCAATACTTGGCAACAAGAAAATAAAAACATGATATCCTCTCTTACTAAGCAATATAAAGAAATGGCGAACAATTTTGAAAGTACTTCTACTACACTTACAAAAGTTAGTGATGACACAAAAACTCTCGTCAGTGAAGGTGGCAAGCTCAAACAACTTATTGACTCTCTTAATCAGGTTATTATTGAAGACCAAAAATTTATTGATGTTTCAAATAAACTTCAAGAAACAGCGACTCTCTCAAAAAACAATATGGAACAATTTGACGAATCTACGAAAGTTTTAAATGATTGGGTTCGAAAACAACGTAATTTTGTAGATGGCGTTCAACTTCTTATTGAAAAACTCGACGAACTCAATAAAATCCGTGATTATGGCGAACAGTTTTGGAAAGGTACAAAAGAAAAAATGGAAGAAGGAGTCAGCATAATCACAAAAGGATCTCAAACTCTCAACACACAATTAACTTCACTTGATCGCCAATTTTATAATCGGTTAGGTGCCACACTTGCTGAACTAGACAACTGTATTACTAAAATGGTTGAACACGTCAATAATCGTAGATAATTATGGCTAAGTCTAATGTTTGGATGTCAGTTTCTGACCTAATGACAGGTCTCATGGTTATATTTCTGTTCATAGCAATAGCCTACATCAGTCGTGTAAAACAGAATCAAACTGTACTTACAGATTATATTGAAACAAAAAACGAACTTCACAACAAACTTGTTAAAGAATTCGCTGGTGATACTTTACAATGGCAAATGGCTATTGGCAAAGATCTTTCCATGAAATTCAAGGAACCAACTGTTCTTTTTGCTTCAGGGTCAGCTGATTTGACACCTCGTTTCTGTCAAATCCTCAATAACTTTCTGCCCAGGTATTTCAACATCTTACTCAATGATAGTTTACGAAGCAATATTAGAGAAATTCGAATTGAAGGCCATACAGATAATGTACCGATGCCTAGTTATGATATGGATTCTTATATTGCCAATGTTATTTTATCCCAAAAACGTTCACTTAGTGTATTAAAGTATTTCCGAAAAATGGAAGTTTTCGAAAGATACACTCAAGAGCAACAACGCTTACTTGAATTTTGGTTCACAGCTAACGGGCTTTCTTATGGCAAATCACTTGATAGTAATGGTGATTATACTATTACTACAGGTAAGGAGATTGATAAAGAAAAATCTAGGCGTGTAGAGTTCCGAATAGTTACAAGTGGCGATGATATACTTGAAAACTTCGTGAATAAAAATAAAAACTGATATCTATGAATACTGAAGAGCCTTTTTACCAGTTTGATCGTCTAAAATCGCAACTTAGGACTATGGGGATCGAGATTGGAGAAGCATCACCATGGACCCCAGTAGGAACAATTGAAGTTCTTCCTGAAGATATTGGAACAAAAATAAAGTTTGAAGAAAACGGCATCTTTTACATTGATGACAACAAGATAGAACATCAAGGTTTCATGTATAAGCGTAATTTCTATTTTCATGATTATGGAGAAGCAATGCCAAAATTTCATATAAGAAATTGCGAGGCACTTCAACTCTATGGCAAAGATGCTTATCGTTTTGCAAACAATGAACCTATTAAAGTCTTTGCAAGAGATAGAGCAGTTCGCCATGAAGTAGAAGTTTCCGGATTACAACTATGTAACTATTGTGCCAATATACTTGCTGGAGAATTAACTAATAAAATTCATAATTCCACTGATTTTGTAGAGTTCCTCAAACAAACAGAAGGAATTTTCCCTGATGAAAATGGAGATGTTGATGTTGACATCTTTGGCTATACCAAGAATTGGGAACAAATAAGTCATGCGTATCGTTCTTTACATCAATTTACATGTGAACGATGCGGTTTGCAAATAACTAACCTTTTTGATCAACATTATATGCATACCCACCATAAAAATGGAAACAAAATAGATAATCGAGAGACTAACCTCGAATGTCTTTGTGTTCGTTGCCATTCAGAGGTAGATGATCGGCATAGAAAACGTCTTAGTACTGGAGCAAATAGGATTATACTAGAAGATTTCAATGAGAAGTACCCTTCATATAATAAATATATTTTAGAAGACAATGATTTACCTTTTTAATATGCCAATTCGAATCACCTAAAAAGTTCAAACTCATCTTCCTGACCTATTCGATCAACAGGGAATGTTGCAAAGTTATGAGACAACTTCTTCTCTTTTAATATCAGATACCTTATGTCTTCGAATAGTCAACTCTCTTTGGGGAACTTCTATTTTCCTACGAGTTATATATCTATATTTATCTTTATAATCATTCATATCTTTCTTGTTTTACTCTAATTAAAATGCACCTCCATCACAGGCGTAAAGAATAATTGCTACTATTCTATCACTTTTCATTCTTCCATTTTCGCCTACTCCATCATTATCATCCTTATCAAGTTTCAAGATGTTTAAATTTCCATCAGCAAAGAGAGTTAGATTCTTAGGTCTCTTTCGGATTAACTTCTTCAGCTCCTTAATCCATTCCTCTTCTTTCTTCGTTAGTTTGATTATTTCCATAATGTTCCTTATTGATTTGAGTTGAGTTATTCTTCATCAATAAAAATTTGCCTCTTATTATCGGGCCAGCCTTTTCGGATCATAGTTGATATTTTCTTTTTCTGAAGATTATTGAGAGCTTTTTCTTTAGCTTCCTTCTTATCTTTAGCGGATACTATAAATTCAAAAGTGTCTAATTCAATCGTTACACGATATTTTTTCATTTCTAAATTATTTTACGTTAGTTTATAATGCTAATTTTGGTTCTCGCATAGCCTGTAATACACGTTCACAGGCTGTATAATAATGCTTTCCCAAATTCTCAAATCCGATAAAATGTCTATTAGTGTTTATACAGGCTACTGCAGTGGTACCACTTCCAATACAATTATCCAGGACGGTTTCACCATCATTGGTGTAAGTCATAATTAGGTACTCCAAAAGCTTCACCGGCTTTTGGTTAGGATGAAGCGAAGAGTTCTGTGTGTCTGTTTTGAAGACTTGTATACTACGCGGATACCTTTCTGTTGAATCATAATGGTAATCCTGATTCATTGCTCCGTACACTTCTGTTTGGCAGTTTTTTGATCTGAAAGTTTTTTTTCTTTCATGACCAGATGTTTTTTGAGGATTATAGGTACATTGCTTTTTGTAGAATACACTAATCAATTCATGATTACGGAGAGGTTGCTTCTTAGCATTTAGAAAGCCAACCCCTTTTATCTTATCCCAAACCCAGTCGTATTTGTACCACTCAATATTACTTAGTCTTAAATAGCTGGAAAAGGGTTCCGCACCAAACAATACAATAGCCCCATTGTCTTTAATGATGCGTTTGTATTGTTCCCATAGAGGTTCAAACGGAATTATTATATCCCATTTACTTTGAGTGGTACCGTATGGAAGATCGCATATTATAGCATCGACACTTTTATCTGGAATACGTTTCATTCCTTCGATACAATCTTCATTGTATATTTTATCTAATTCAATCTCGCACATATCCTGTCTATTGAAATAATGTTTGTTGGACTTGCGACAACACTAGCTTATTCGCATCAGCAAAGAACTTTTTCTTTATCTCGAATCCGTATGCTTTGCGTCCTAGTTGGGCGGCAGCTAGTAAAGTAGAACCGCTTCCGGCACATGGATCAATAACTACATCACCTTTATCAGTGAATATTTCTATTAACCTACGAAGTAATGGTACTGGCTTTTGGGTATTGTGAACCTTCGGTGTTTCATTATCCTGTACCCAATCAAAGCAATTGAATATCATCCGTCCGTCGTTGTTAAACTTTGGAAGCTTGTCACGATACAACAAAAGACCATATTCGCAGTTACCAACCACTTTCATGTTTGCTTTTAAAACCTGCGATGAAAAGTTTTTTCTAAATACAAGATTTATGTATTTACCCAAACCGTATCTCTTACCAAGTTCGATATATCGGAACTGGTCTTCAAATTCACAAAAGATTATCATACATGGTGCACTTTTTTTAGTCTTAGGTTCTTTTACAAGCATTTGGCTACAGAAGTGCATAAACTCTGCCGGGCGAAAGTCTTTATCGGTATCAAAGAATTGTTTGCCCGCCTTATCACTTTCTCCGTTCTTATTATCACCATCCACATACCATGAGGGATTAGAGGCATAAGCATTATTTCCTAAATTGTAAGGGACATCAGCTATAATTAGTTGAGCTTTAGGGATTCCATAAACTTTGTAGTTCTGGAAATGGTCATTATATAGTTCGACTTCTTTCATATCTTACTAATCTTGATTTAATTAATATTATCCATCAGGTGGGCCGCTATCGCATAAACCACCAGGTAAAATAAGATGTTTACTCCTAGGAGAAGGAGGATGTTTAGAAGTATTCTCATGACTAATCCGGCTTCTTATTACTTTCGAAAATATGAGCGAATGTACTTTTTTCATCTGATAGATCGAGTTCAAGTTGTGAAGGGTGACGTTTGATGTAATTATAAAATGCGAACATCTTCTTGTCATCGTCACCGCAGCGGTCTACCAACAGCCGGATGAAAGCCAAAAGGCAATCGGAGTCGTTTCCGAAGTTTTCCTGTGTGGATAGCTGGGATTTATCCACATCTTGTTTCAATTTACGGATCGCGGCTATTGCTGTGTTGAAATTGCGTTTTGCATCGTGGCGTAACTCATAGCCTTGCTTTCCCATTTCGCTTCTCAAATCATAGAGAAGGGTTTCTACGACATCTGTCAACACATAGGTTAAGTTGAGAGTCGTATTAAGATTTGTTGTTCCTATTAACATGATTTTATTTATTTCTTATTTGGATAAATCCACGATTTTCTGTCTCTCTAAGGAGTTCAATATCTTCTTCCTTGATATCGCAAGGAGTTTCACCGTTTACGGTAGTATAGTCCGGGATATTAAACTTATCCCTGATTTTCTTTTTGATTCTAGGGATGTCTTTAGGATCAAGATGCTTTGTTTTCCAATAGATAGTTACTTTCATGATTCTTGCTTATTATAAAACTCTTCTAATTGCATTTTCTGCTTTTCAAACTTTCTTTTGGATAGCTCATCCATTAGACTATTAGATATACGCAAAGCATTGATAGCAGATTCATCTCCAGATGCTGCACGCTTTTCAAGTTCTGTTCTATATTCTTCATAGAACATGCCGGATATAGGCTTTAACTCATCCGCTATATGTGATTTATGCTCATTCCAAGACTGTGTGTCGGCAGCAGCACATCGCTCCTTATTATACTCACGAAGCCAACTCATAATCACCTGCCCATCAATACGATTGTATATTCGTCCGTATTTCATCTTCATGGCATTTTTGAAACAGAGTTTCAAGTCGTCCATTTTGAAGTATGGATATTCCTCCATAATCAAATCAACGGTCATAGCTACTTGAATATCAGACATAGTTTCAGTAGCATTGAAAAATTCCAAAGCATCGGCAAGCAAAAGAACAACGGCGGCTCTTGACTTTGTTTCCCCAAGTATCCTTGTAATTGTTCCTATTGCTGGTTCTGAACTTAAAAATACATCTTCAATCGTTTTGGGGCGAAGCATCTTGCAGTATTGCTCCGGCGAGGTTTTTAAGGCGACCAACCGACTCTCTTCTTGTGGCAGCAGTATCAGTTCGTTTTCCATTGTAATTACCTTCTAAAATTTTAGTATAATTTGCTTGTTTAAATATCCAATCAAAATCACATTTCCAATTGCGGTCATTTCCTCCAAGAAGAAAGGGACTCTGAAGAACAAGATTAAAAGCTGTTCTGATGGATTCTTTGCCATATTGGGATATCCGGGCTTTAACGGCTTTCTTTCTAGCCTCGGTCATTGACTTTATCTGCTGAAGTTTGTTCTTGAATGTAGAGTTATAGTATTCCATCAATCCGTTGTAATCAACCTTTTCAGAAAGGGAGGGCGAAGAAAGCTTGTCTTTCTTTGATACTCCGTTAGGAGTATTTTCTTTCTTTTGATTATTAAGAGATATATCTATATACTCTCTTTCTTTATCTTTCTTTGTATTTGTGCCCTCCGTGTGCCCTAATTTTTGTGAAAATTCAGATTGTGGCGGATGATTATTCGTAGGCTGTGCCGCAAGTTGTGCCCTTAATTGTGCCCATTCTTCTTTTAAACTATTGATTTCCATGCCAATATCTGTGCCCTTGTTTGTGTCCTTTGTTGTGCCGGCATCGTTATATTCGTCATATTTGCACAATGTTATGATATTGATACCTTGTGTACATTCAGAAGTTATCATACCTTCTTTCCGTAGATGCTCCAAAAAAGAACGGACTTTCTTTTCTGACCATTGCCAACGTTTTGCTAAAAATCTGATGGATGCTGGGTATTGCCCACGATTATAGACCACCTCTCGACCTCCGATACACTCCTTTCGGGGCGTTGCATCAAATCGTGCAGATTGTATTAAATCTAACCACGCTTCGCAACTGCTAAATGTCCGGGCTTCATTCCACATTATATTCGAGAAGAACCTGCGGCTTAGTTTTATAAATCCTTTATCGTTTTCCATTCGATTAAAATCTCACGTTTGTTAATTGTCTTCCTTTAGAGCAAACTACCCATTTACCATTACCGCTATCAAACAACCGTAAATCAGAGACTTCGCCAAAACGTTTGATGTTCCCACATAAATCTACGATCCAGCCACATTCTTTAGAAGGGTGGGGGCGAATAGCCCGACCGACTATCTGATACCACATAGCAAGTGACATCGTAGGACGTGCCATAACGATTGTATCAAGCTCTGGATAATCAAAACCCGTAGTAAGTACTCCAACATTAGCAACTACCGGAATTTCGCCTGATTTGAATTTATTAAGTATCATTTCACGGGTAGCCATTGGAGTGTCACCCGAAACAATTGCACATCCTGGTATTGACATCGTAAGCCGTTCGGCTTCTTTCAAGAACCGAGTAAATACTAAAATGCCTTTTCTTTTACCACCTGCTTTGGGGGTCATCAGCCTTTGAACGATATGAACGAGATAACCATAGAAGTCTATCCGTTCATATTCTCGTTGAACTGATTTATCGGTATAGTCGGCACCGGTGGTATTTACTTTCAGGTTAAGTTCATTCCATCCTGAAGGATTCATTGGATAATAGTTTAGCTTCGCCAAGTAGCCCATATCTAATAGGGTTGATACCTGTACATGGTAAATGACCTCTGAAAAAACATGAGACTTTGTCCGGGTGATGAATTTCAGCATAGAACCGAAATTACGACTGGATGATAACCGATAAGGCGTAGCTGTCAGCCCAAGAACCTTACACTTCACCGCATCGAAGAAATCCTTATACATTCCTTCTTTGGGGTTTACCAAATGACATTCATCCACAATGATGTTTTTGAAGTGAGTAAAGAGTTCGGGATGAGCTTTCACAGAACCGATGGTAGCAAATGTTATCCGGTTTATCTCCTTTGAGTTGAAGGAAGCAGAATAGATGCTACAGTCGAGAATGCCGTATGAACATAGTTTTTTGAAATTTTGCTCGAGTATTTCCTTACTCGGCTGGAATACTAAAGTATGGCCCTCAAGTCTTGCAGCTATATCCGCAATGATAAGCGACTTTCCCGATCCTGTAGGCAATACCATGATGGCGTTAGTTTTCTTTGCCTTGTTGCTGAAGAAAGAAACGGCTGAATCAGATGCTTTCTGTTGATAATCACGTAGTTTGTACATTGTCTGCTCTTCTTTCTGTAACGGTTCTGATTCTTCCGAGTTTCATTATCTCATCGCACATCCAAGTATATCCACAGAAACCTTTAGATTTCCGCATTATTTTTTTAGATTCGCTTGGTGTAACATATCTGACTTCCACATTTGCTACCCATCCATCGCCAAAATCATAATAGAAGTTTCCTTCTTTTAGATTTGAATAGATTGGCTTTCCACGTCTAAATGCAACCTGCGAATAGGCATATAAATTTCCTTCTCCAGTCCATTTACCATTCCATGAATTGTTTTTGGGCATAGTGAGGATAAATAAAGCTACTGTCTTATTTTCTTTTTTTATCGGTGTGAGTTTATACTCAACTCCTTCAATGATAGTGGATTTCATATTCCTTTCTCCTTTCGTAGTTTCTTATTAAGTGCTTTGTAATACTTGATAAGCTGCTCATAATCAAAATCAGACTTCTTAGAAGTACCGGCAGCTTTCACTTTCAGCAAGTCGAATTTCTGTTGTCCAATTTTGGCTATCAGATTCACCCGATATCCTTCCAGATGATCAGCTTTGAACCTATTGCAGTGACGGCATTCGGCATGGCAGTTATTCTCATCAAACCGTGTCGCCAAATGCGTGCGACTGAAGTAGTGCCCGCAATCGGCTTGCTCAAACGGTTTTATCTGTCCGCAACTGATACAGCGAAAATATCCGTTCGGCATACAATCACGAAGCCGGATAAAGAGAGAGAACTCCTTATCAAGTTTAGCTTTCAAATTCGGCTTCTTCTTTACTGTTACCCCTGCTTTATCAAACAGAGGTAAAGGCTTGTCTTTCTTCTTAGCCTTGGTTCGTTTTATGTAATATGGCATTCTACTATTGGTTTACATAGTTCAATAACTCGCTTACAATCATCCACATCGAACATTCCTATATGGCAAACTTCACGGGGTATATTCAGTTGGTTAGATAGCCATAAGTAAGCTTTGTTTCTGTTCGAGGTATTGGGAATGTGTTTCTTCCAAATCTTATTGATTAGGTCTGTTTTGGCAATCTGGTCAAAATAGAAGTGAGCTTCTTTCTTTGCTTCTCTCAATTCCGCATTTGCTAAACGTCCTAATGCTTGGTTCGTACCCTTATGTACACCAACGTAAGCTCTACAATCACGACACAGATAAATCATGCCGTAGGAACGTCCGTAGATTATGGAACTATCCACGTATTCAGTAGGCTTACCGCAATAGGGGCAAATCTTAGCTGCTATAATTTCATCCATAATTTTCCAATTAAAAGCCCCGAAGCGTATTCTCCGGGGCATTACATACAATTTAGTCTATGCAGTTGAACAGTGCTGCTCACTTTATTACGTCGGGGACACTATCTGTCTGCGCACAACAGAAACATTCATTTGCAACTGAATGCTTTCGTGTCCCCTTTCTCACACAAGTTTGTGGATAAGCCAGGACTCGAACCTGGACGATAGGAGTTATTTTTGCTATTACATTTAAAATAGCTATGCCCGTTACTTTTATGCACTTAGCTTGGGTGCAACCTACCTATAAACATATCACTTTAGCGTCTAACCAATTCCGCCACTTATCCAATTTTGCCTGTACCACGCTTGATACAGGACTTGTCCTAACTTTAAATAATACTATGAAAAACAAAATATACACCCTCACGGGCTTATTCTTTAGTCTCAATGTAAGCCATTGAGAACTCCATCGGAATATATCTACCAACTGGAATAGGTTTAGCAGATTCAACCATAGCGTGAACTTCTTCTTTGTCATACTCACGCCCGGCCTTTCTCGCTTCCTCTTCTCTTTCGTATTGCTTTTTCTTTAGGTAGTCGGTGATAATCATCATTGCACGGTCAACGTTGAAAGTGTGGACCACAAACGTATAGGTTGATTCACTACCACCACTACCGAAGACTATTCTCGATTCAATTTGGTAGAACTTCTTTTCATCCGGCTTTTCATCTTCTTCATTGTCACCTTCTACATTCAAGTTTTTTTCTTCCCAATCAAGAGGTAAAGTATCAATCTTACGTTCTTTCAAAGTGTCAGTAAGGATGATACAAGTATCGAACTCTTTCACCATGACAATAGTAAAGCCGAAAGAGTAATTGAGTTCTATGTAGTCTTTGAGGATAAGCAAGGCTGTATCAAGCGCACTGGCGTAGAATAGAAACTTATGCTTCTTATCTTTGATTTTAGCCTGTGCGATATATGGATGAAGGTAAGTACTTGGCTGTTCTTGGGCGATACGTTTCTGATTGCTCACCTCTACCTCTTTGATTCCATCAGCTTCCATACTAAAGCGAATTTGTGCCAATCGATCTTGGTCGATTAAATCGCCACGCTCAAATAAGACTTCGTTTCGTTCGATTGATACGACTTGTCCCGTATCTTCGTCTACAAAGTCTTCAGTCCACGTTTTTAGGACACGTTTTGCAAGATACATATTGAGCATCTTGTGAGGATCGGATGTTATATAGCGTTCCTCATTTTTCTTGGTTTCTATCATGGCTTATATTTATTGATTGTTGAGAGAATATCTTCAATAGGTAAAGACACCGCTGTTTTGCCTGGTTCTTCGTATTCTTTCAAATACTCATAAGCATCAGGAAATTGTTCTTTTGCTCTTTTAAATGTCCTCAAAGAAAGAAGGGCTGATACAATTGAATTGTAAGTCTTTTCTTTTTCATCGTTTAGTTTATCAATCTTTATCCGCAGTTTATCAAGATGTTCAATGACTTGACTACCAACTTCGATATGCGGATACCAAGATGATGAAGCAGGAAAATATGATAGCTTCTCAATCCTAATTTCATGTTTACCGGAGTAGAGGGTTGCGCAGGATGATTTCTGAAAGCAACTTCTGTGCTTTTTAAAACAATCTTTCAAATCTTTAGGTAGAGAGTTCTGAATCGCTTCCTCTGATATTATTTGTCTTTCATCTGATAGTGACTTTATCTTAGCAACTATCGGGGCTACCATCTTTTCGGCAACTTGTTCAGATATGGTTCTTGTTATATTCATAATTAAATAAATTCTTTGTTACGTTCAATTTCTTGTTGGATATGGATTAGAAACTGATTTTCATTGGGAGCCGGCAGATAAATACCAGCTTGAGCAACAGAATAGTTTCTGAATCTCTCTATGGCTGTTGTCATCTCGCCAGTGGTAAGTTCTGAACTACTACGCATATAAGTGATTTCATTTCCCTGCTTATTGATTTTCTTTCGTTCGAATAAATCACGATTACAGGTCTTTTTGAAGTAGTCAAGCTTAACCTCATCGAGACTGCAGCCAAGTTCACAGGCAAAAAAACTAAGTATCAGATGTAAATAGCTATTTTGCGCTAATGTGCGGTTGGGAAGTCGCTTTTTAACCTCCACAACCGCGCGGTCTTTGAATAGCTTGTTTACATACTCTTTATACTTATCTACTTCGTAGGGGTTACTCAGGTTGAAGATCATCTAAGCCAAAAATTTTAGTATCAGTAATAAGCTCCCTGTTTTCCTCCAAGAACCGAATAAACTCTTCACAATGATTAGTGAGAATTGGTATATCACGTTCGGGAACAAAAACATAGGTTTCAGTATAAGTATCTACCGGGTAGCCCGCCTTACTAAATTCAAGTATATTATACTCGAATGTTCGTATATCATTGCCATTTTGAATCAAAGCATACGGGTAAACGAGGTGTTGAAAGTGACTTTTGAACTTACCAACGCTGTAGCTACCTGTTGTCTTGATGTCGTGAACGGTGGTAGGCATCAGTTCATCAATGAAGCCATAAACCAATACATTGCCGAATGTGGTAGGAAGGATTGCTTCTACTCGTTGCTGAGTTAGAGCACCTTTGAAGTAGTTGGCAAACTCGCGGCAGATAGAGATAGGAAAAGTAAATACCCTGTTGTTGTAAGTAGCCTGATAAGACAAATCATCTGCTGTCCTCTCTACAATTATATCTTTTGGCTTTCTATTCTCTATCAAGGCATCTACCAATTCATTGAAGCAAGTACCCCTGTCCGCTTTCTCGTTATCAAAAGGCTTTCGATTGATACGGTCTATCAGTTCTTGAAACTGCTGTTCGTGAAATTCTTCGGGAGTATAGGGAGGATTTTCACTCCATCCCCAATACTTATCCCAAATTACATCACTATTCAGATAACCCCAAAAGGCATCAAGAATTGTAGCATAAAAGCGGTACTTAAGCTGCATCTGAATAGGTTTTAGTTTCTTTGTCAAATACCAATCCCAAAGAGTTTACTTTGGCTGCAAACAGGCTTCTCGCTTTCATTAGAGAACTACCAACGTGTTCAAACTCATTGATATGTGAAGCGAACTCATTAGCGGAGTTGGCATCGGTGATAAATTCAATGCTTTCTTTTATTTCTTCTATCACCTTGTCATACTTTTCCTGCGCTTCCTTCTTAGCCGCCAGCATACTTAAATATGAATTGATTATCTTAGTGGTGATAAAGTCGTTCTTTGCGGTCGGATTACCGCTCTTATCGACGATAGTAGGCACCTCCATTACAGAAGGTAGATTGCAAGTATTCTTACCGTCATTTCTTGAAGTCGGGTCAAAAGTTATAGTGCGTCTTTGAACGCCTCTTTCGCTTTTCATTTCAAGATAACCGAGCAAATCCAGTTCAGTAACGATGGAGTTGTAGGACTTCTCACGTAAGGCAGGAATGAACACCGTATCATCACCTTCTTTTCTCGTATCACGGTGGGCGACAAAAATGATATGTTTATTCAGACTTGAGAGTGTTCTTGTCATCCAAGAAAATTCCGCATTGATACCACTCCAATCTCTGATAGACGGTTGGCGGCTACCACATTTATAAGTAATGATAAAGTCCATCATCTTACCGATAGTATCAACAACGATTGTCTGATAAGCTGACAAATCTTCTTGCAAGACTTGTTGAACATCACTCCAAGAAGTGACTTGTACTGTGTCTATGTTTTCCAAATGTACCATATTCATACGTTTCACCCCGTTATCGAAATCCAATAACAAAGGTTTCGGAGCACTCAATGCTACCGTACTCTTTCCCATACCGGCTTGACCGTAAATCATCATTTTTACTGTGGTAGGGATTACTAATTCATTACTTTTTTTGATAAGACTCATAATCGTAAAATTTAAAGGGTTAATTATATTCTTTGTTCTTTAGAATCAATAGCGTAAAGAAGCACATCACAAGCATTGATTGCATAAGGAGACATTTTCGTGGTTCCGGTCTTTTCTGCCCGTATTTTCTTTTCTGCTATCAGCTTTTCAAGTCTATAGCGACCGCCTACAAACTCTTTGGCCTGCTCTTTATTGAGAGAAACTCTGCTACCTATTCGATAGAGAGTATTTAGTTTTGCCTCTGCATTCATTCTGACCTCCTTACTCTTTCAATAGTTTCAACTCTTGTTCTTCTTGCCCTTCTCATATCACTCTGTTCGTGATAAAGTGAAAAAGAAAAAAGGCATAAAAAGCAGCAAGCAACTGCAGAACGAGCAATAGGAGAGAAGTCCATAGTAAATTTCATTCCTGTCATTCGTTCATAAAACATTGTCGCCAGCTCTCTTCCGTTTCTAATTCGAAGAATTCTGAAAGCCTCTTGCAGTTGGTTATTTATCGTACTCAACGCCCTGCATTTCATCGAAGCTATCTCCTTCTTCTCATACCCCTGTGCGTACATTCGTGCTGTAACCTCACATTCAGGTGTAAGTTCTGTTAATACTCTTTCCATAATCGTGTAAGTTGATTGGTTACGCAGTTCTGGTAACTATAACAATACCTTTTTCTTTGAATGATTCAGACTTCCATTTCTTGCCTTCGCTGTAATGTTTGGCGTTCAAAAGGGATACATTGTTACGAATTGTCTCTAACGAAGATATTGGCAATTTGATTGTTGCCCCTTTCTTCATGGTTTTCATTTTTTCTTTGCTACTTACTTTTTCCATAAGCTGTTTTTTAAATTAGTGATTGTGGATAAGCCCCGATTCGAACGGGGATGGGCTTTACTGCCAATGAGCGAGAGTCCCGGCATACGTTCCGTGCGTTTTCCAATTCCGCCACTTATCCATATTTGCCACACCAACGCTATGATGTGAACTTGAGGTAAAAACTATAATTACGAATAAAACTTCTGTTCACTCTCACGAGCTACTTTGTTCCCGGATACCGAATCAACGGACACCGGGATAGATGCAGAACATTTAAAAATCAAATAAATACAGGGGCTTAAACCCTACGACGTCCTTTTCGTCGGCATCATTGGTTAAACATAAAATAAACTTTGTGAAGGAACCCGGACTCGAACCGGGAATGCCAAGCTTTATCGTGTCTGCCAATTCCGCCATTCCTTCAAATAAAAAAGGTGCACTATCTTCACAGACCGCGCACCAGTACAACACAAACACAAAATAAAACACGATAAAAACTACTATATTTTTCAGAATCCGCCCGGCTGGTTTCCCTTACTCACAGTACTGACTTATTGCAGGAACCTTATGCCAGATTATCGGTCTACCTTTTTGCGGATGTCTGTTTGGATTTTAGTTGTTTCAATTCTTCAATCATCCTTTCAAGGCGATTGTATTCTTCTCTCCCGGCATCGTAATCAAGTACGATACAGTCACGACAAAACTCTAACCGCTTAATTTGCAGTTCTAATGCTTCATTCATTTCTATTCTTATTTAACGGTTATTATTCTTAAACGTTTGACAAGAGCATTTCCTAGGTGATAAGAATCACCAAAAAGAGTAATACCCTTAAAGGAGCTGTGTCGGATATTCACATTGCCAACTGTTCTTATCAGTCCGTCTGTATGTAAAATAGTGTCTCCGGCTTGAATTGTACTTATATGTACCTCTTCTACCTCATAGTTCATTTTATCTAATTTATATTGAAGATTATTTTTTATCTGCCAAGATCTCGAAACATTTCTTAGGAAGATTCTTTTTGAATTTCTCCCATGCGAGGCGTTTTGCTTCTGTCTCTGAACAGGCTTTTACTTCGTAGTCTATCGACCAACGCATATCTACATTGACCAAATATTCTTTTTTAATTTTATTCATTTCTTATTCTGTTATTAGTCAATTAATTCGGGATTATCATGAATATTACCAAGTACTTTAATTATTCGTTTTGATGAATTCCACCAACCGGGAGATACTTGATGCCAATAACCTGTGTCCATTTTTTCGTCCAGGTCTTTTATGTTGGCTAAACAAAAACAAGCATAATCATCTATATATCTCACCAATTTGGGGTATTTACCGTTTACGCTGATTATATCCCCTTCATAGATTTCGTTGCCGTTTTTGTCGAATAAGCCTGTGAATTGTCCCACAGTTGTAGTTTCTACCTTACTTCTATTAAACATTTCAGTAGCTTCGCATCCATATTGGGAAAGTTTCTTGCTGAAAATAGCCATTTCACCACTTTCGTACTGAATCAAGTCACCAAATATCCATTCGTTATTATATAAGTTTTTACCTCTGAATTTTATTGTTCTCATATTCATTACTTATTTAATTTGAACTTATTCGTGTAATTCTGTATAGGCTATTCTGACAAAGGCGAAAGAACCGATACATATAATACCCATTATAATAATAGATATTAATTTCATGGGGCTAGATGTCGTTATTGCCCCGTATAGCATACCAATAGCACACAAAGCTAAAATTATGGATAAAACAAACTGGATTAACTTCATTTTAATCCTCCTTTTCTACTTTAAAGCCCTTGTCTTCGAGATAACTAATTATGGTATCTTCGTTTATCTGATTTAGGATTTCTGTTTCATCCATTTCAGAAACCAAACTAGATGTATCGAAATACTCTACGCAATCAGATGCATTCACTAGCGATAATAAACTATCTGCATCTACTTTTGAATAATAATGTGACATAATCGTATAATTTAAAATTTGTGCCCGCCAACCTTTTAGACAGTTGTACCCAGAATCGAGACTGGACGGGCAATATATCGTTGAATTTCTACTGAAAGAAAATTTAAAAGTCATACTTACAACTTGAATCTTTCGTTTAGAACCTTGTGAACGTGTCGGTGGTTACTGCCTGTAGCCGATTAACTTCGCTGTCTGCTATGTGCCCGAAGGCTTACCATTATGCGCACGGACGAAAAATCCGTTATATATTGCGCCCGCCATACCTTCTACGGATTGTACCCGGTATCGAGACCGGACGGGCATTGTATAATCGTGTATTATGCGTATCTGCTTAAGCCTTGAATCAGACAAAGGGCATCATAATCCATATCATTATCTTCACCTGTATCTGGCCCTGAAAGGATGGCTTCATAGGTATCAATTTCTTCTTCGATAACTTCTATGATGTCAGCCTTGCAATCCACATTGTAAACTCTACGGACTGTTTCTTCATCCATATTCTGAATATTATCCAAGTCTTTGTATAAGGCATTCAAGCCTTGTTCTAATTCGTAGTGTGTCATAATCATGCAATTTTTAAAAGGTTAGCTTTCTTATAGCATCTGAACTCACCTACTTCTGTATCGAAATAAGTCTGAACGGTGTCGTTCTTAGCCCTTTTATCAGTACCGGTTACTGTGGGCATGTATTTTTCGCAAAGAGTACCGTATGCTTCACGTACAGAACCATCGATTTTCTGAAAGTAGAACTTTACGATCCGTTTTTTCATTTCAGCTTTCAGCTTCGAATTAGTCCAGGCTGTTTTCAAAGCTTCTGACATTGAAAAACCGTTCTTCTTAACCATTTGCCAAGCAAGGCTCATGACCTCTTTCATCTGATTTTTAAAATTCGTGCTCATAATCGTGTATTTTAATATGTATGTACTATTGCATTACTCAACTCAATACGCTACCTTTGCTTCGTGATTGATTGATGATGCAAATATAATGCATTTGCATCATGTTACAAATGATATTGCATTAATTATTCAATGCATTTGCATTATTTAACTATATGAATTTATGAGCACAATCAACGAAAGAATACAATGTATTATCAATGAGAGGTTTGAGGGAAACACGAGCGCATTTTGCAGAAGTGTAGACGTGAAACAACCAACTATGAATACTATTATAGGGGAGCGTCAAAGTAAACCATCCTTTGAAATCATTAGCAGTATAGCAAATGCAGATGCATTAAAAGGTCTAAGCCTTGATTGGCTTATCAGTGGCAAAGGTGTCCCGTTTCCAGCAAATGAACATCTCCCCACAAACACAAACGGCAAAGGAGTTCCATATTTTGAAGATATAGAAGCTTCTTGCTCAATACTATCAATGAATATGGAAACACCAGAAAACCCAACCTTTTATATTGACTACGAGCACTTCAATGACTGCAACGCTTATATTCCGGTCGTTGGTGATTCAATGTACCCACAGTACTGTGCTGGGGAAATAGTAGCTGTAAAGCAAATCTTCAATTTTGATGTGATTCAATGGGGAGAAGCCTATCTCATCGTTACCAATAGTAATGCAAACGATCTACGTACAATTAAGCAAATACATTATAGTGACGATGAAAGTAAAATCATTCTTCGAGCAAGCAACCCTAATTACAAAGGAGATACCAAAATAAACAAGGAAGATATTCTTTCCATGTTTATAATAAAAGGGAAGATTAAACGAAATCAGCTTTAATCATAAGCTAATACTATGAAATTCAACCAATATACATGGAACTTATACAAGCAAACAACCATTGGAAAAGAAATGATACAATTCTTTTCAGATGCAAAAGGATATATCCTGTTTAGTCGTTATTGTCCCCATGCTTATTTTATCTCTGAAGATTTATATAACGATTGGTTGGAGAACATATATTGCTATGGCGTATCTGATTATGACCAACCCACTTCATTGGATGAAGCAAAAGATTTATATATATCACTTGCCACATTAGGTATAAGGCTAGAAGAGAAACAATGGCTTCCAGCTAATGACTTCAAGAATATACTTGGAATCATTCAGCCTATATCTTATGTCCTATCACGGTTCGCATCCGAATATTTCTTTCCGTACCTATTTCTTTGCCGGATATTCGAGTTAAACAAAATAGCAGACTATTTTAATATAGACCTTCCCAATATACCTAACAGGATCAATTATAAAGGAAGGTACATTTATTATTGGGAATTATGTGAAGTCTTTTATGAATTCAGGAAAGAAAATGGATTATCTCCAGAAGAATTATGGGCTTTTCTGTATGACTTTGCCCCCCATAACATCCAAAATGAGAAAACAGATATTCCCAAGCCATCACAAGCATGGTTTATAGGTGGCAGATTATACCCAGAAGATAAATCTTTAGATTCAAAATTTTGGCAATCAAATCCCGATACAGCAAAAGGAGATATTCTTGTCCATTATGAAACATCTCCGGTCAGTGCAATCACATGTATAGAGACATCGTTTACGAATGGTGTAATAGATCCACTATTTCAATATTATGGATGTATCTATATTGGCAATAGAATCGACATTCCTCATATCAGCCTGAAAGAACTACAAGCCGACGAATACTTTTCAAAACATTCACTTATCAGAAAGAAGTTCCAAGGCGTAAACGGGTGGAGGATGAGTAGCGAAGATTATTCCGAACTTCTACGGGTGATAAAGGCAAAAGGATTTGATACTGATACGCTACCGAAACTATATGCTCCCACTATGCCAAAGAATGTAAATATAGAAATAGAACGAGACGTGGAGCAGCAATTGTTAGAACCATTGCTTAACTCTATGGGATGGTACGAAAACAAGGATTTCATTCGGCAATTACCGATACATGCAGGACGCGGGCATCGGATATTTCCCGACTATGCTCTGCATTATAACAATAAGCCGAATGAAGAAAAAGCCAAAGTTCTGATTGAGGCAAAACTTTACATGAAGAATAACCAGGAGATAGAAGAAGCATTTTTGCAGGCTCGCTCATACGCTTGTCTTCTTGAATCTAGTGTAATAGTCCTTTGTGATAAACAATGCCTAATCATCTATGAGAAGAGACAAAGTTTTGACCGAGATAGATATAAAAAATACTACTGGATAGAGCTTGAAAATCCCGATTTATTCAATGAATTAAAAAACAAACTAAATAAATAGACATAATGAAAAAGATTTTATTATTAATGATGGCTATTCTATTAGTATCATTATCGTCTTGTGATGAAAGTGTATCGAATGGTAGAAGAATATACAAAGCGTATTTTAAACATATATTAAAGGACCCTGACTCTTTTACGGTATATGACGAGAAATATACTAAAGATGGAGAATATACAGTGAATTGGGAATTAGATTACGGGGCAAAGAATTCGTATGGCGGAATGGTAAGAGAGCAAGTTTCATTCACTACAATTGGAAATTCCATCTTTATAGATGGAACTAGCTATGATGTAAGGGACTTTAAATAGGATTCAAATTTTATTAGTCAACTTTATAAAATATATTATTAACATTTCAATTCTACCTTAAAAATAGCAATTGTATAGTAGATTGTTTTTTGAAAAGCTTAGAAAAGAGTAGTTAATATGTTAGTAATCAGTATAATAATGGGGCTGCTACACGGGACTTCGTAACGCGTAGGTCGCCAGTTCAAGTCTGGCTAGCGGCTCTCAAATTAGAACGCTGATTATTATTTAATAATCAGCGTTCTAATTTTTACAGGATTTCCTGTTCTTAAAAAGGAAAATCCTGTGTATGTAATAGATGTGAAATATAAAAATGTAATCTATGTTGAGTCGTATCAT